GCCGACCTGGCCGACGCCACCCTGGCCGGCGCCAACCTGACCCGCGCCGACCTGACCCGCGCCGACCTGACCCGCGCCAACCTGGCCCGCGCCGACCTGACCGACGCCGACCTGGCCCGCGCCGACCTGACCGACGCCGACCTGACCGACGCCGACCTGACCGACGCCAACCTGACCGACGCCGACCTGACCCCAATCCGCGATGACATCTGGGCTGTTCTCTCGTCCGCTCCACGGGAAGTGCCGGCGCTTATCCAGGCTCTTAAAGATGGCCGAGTTGATGGCTCTACCTACCAAGGAGAATGCTCCTGCCTTGTCGGCACGATTGCGATGGCACGCGGTGTCTTCTATGGCAATCTGGAAGGCCTCAAAGCCAATAGCTCTCGGCCTGCTGAACGCTTCTTTATGGGCATCCGGCGCGGCGATACGCCGGAAACTTCGCAATTCTCAGCGCTGGCACTGAAATGGTCGCAAGACTGGCTTGACGCGATGCGCTCTGCTTTCGGGCAGTAACTATCACCGCCCTGCGCCGGTAAAGCGCAGGACTTACAAATGACTGGCGTGAGGCGCGCGGCCTCAGCGTAAGGACCAACGCAGGAGCATGGATGCTATCCGGTGGTAGCGGCTCCCGTCCAGACGATCTGGACCAGTCATTTGTGGGGGAATTGCGCAGTGATGATGCGCGGCGGGATCGCAAGCGAAATGATTGACAACTTGTATGCGTCAACATGAGGTGCTGATAGGTGGTATGCGCGGTATTTCCGTACAAGCCGGGGAATTAGTGCCACGCCCCAAGCAGGGATCATCTCCTGCCACCACATAAATCACCAACAGGAGAAGGCATGAAATACCTAACTGACGAGCAAGCAAAGGCTGTGCTAGAAGCGCTGAACATCGGCCTGAAAAGCGTCGAGTGCTACGACGCTCTGGTAGACCAGCAGAACACTATTACCGCCGCTATCAGCATCATGGAAGCGGAAGAAGTGAAGCAGGAGCCGAAAGCTTGGATGCGGAAATGGTATTCGGATGGTGAAAAACCAGAGAAAGTAAAGGGAAGATGGCCTGCAAAATTCAAGTTTAAATCACTGACCGAAGCAAAACTTTTCTCTGATGATAAACCGCTCTACGCCGCACCCCAAGTAGTGCAGCCAGCGATGCAAGGCTGGATCAGCGTCAGCGACCATTTGCCTCCGCAAAATCAATTGGTGGCGCTTCTGAGCGTTGACCGTTGGATGAATACCGGAAGCGACGAGGTTGAGGCTAATTGGATGGGAACAGGCTATCTCTGTGAATTCGGTAGCAAATACTGGTCAGTTCTTGGTCAGCATTCAATGACCTTGGAATCGGTGACGCATTGGATGGAGTTGCCGCCACCGCCCGAGGTGCAGTCTTGATCGCCTACCTGCGCACCCGGCGCATCCTGAAGCTTACCGTTCTGCGCGCTGCCATCATCGCAGGCACAAAGTGGGAGCAAGACAATCCGCCATCGCCAGGACTGTCTTACGAACAGCGAGCGCATCTGAAGAGAGCAGCTGTTGAACTGGCAGAGACTGAAGCAGAGTTGAGATTTTTGAATGAATTGGAATTTGCGAGATTAAGGAAAAATACATGAAACCAGGCTGCCACTCCAAGCCACGCCCTACTTCAAACTCGACCTACACGGCGCAGTCCGGCTGGCGCGAGTACGAAGCCAATGGCGCTATTGTACGCGTGCCGGTCTACATCAAGATTCAGTTTCGCATGACGAGCGCTTGCCAGTATGACCGGCGCGCGGTGGACTGTAGTGGCTGCCCTCACAGTGGCAAAGATAGTAGTTGACTTTGCACAATGTATTTCGGAAAATACTCGCAACGGTGTGGTAGCCGGAGCAAAAGAGGACACGCAGTAACCAAGGCCGCTTAGTCTTGGGTGCTGTTGAGAAAGAGGGAACTTAGCTGTGTGTCCGCCCTTTTTCTCTCTACCTCCAGCGCTCAAGACTCAGCGGCTTTTTTGCGTCTAGCTAACACTGTTCGTGCGTTGACTTGAATCGGTCACATCGTAAATAGACAGGCCTTCTACCCGGAAGCGCGCCTAACCGAACTTGATGCAAGTATCGGAACAACTGAAGTGTCTGGCATTGGTGAAATCCAGCTTTCAGGAACAGAATGCATACCGCTAGGTGGATTGGGATTGGCTGGAAGGAATAGCTAAATCTGGATCATGGTGTAGGGCGTACTGCCTCTTCACCCTTAGCAGAACTTATGGAGATCAAAATGCTTACAGAGGAACAGAAGCAGCAGATAGCTAGACGGCTGGATGCAGAAGCCAAGCGGCAAAAAGAAAGCAAAGTTGTCGGCGTTTGGCGGTCGACCTTGACCGAAAGAGAGAAGGAGGAACGACAGAAACAGATTGAAGCCAAGGAAATACCGTTCTAGCATCACAAAACCAACCAAGTAACCCCATAGCAACCACCAAGGAAAATCATGAGCATCGCTACTCTCATCATGGGCGAGTCCGGCACAGGAAAATCTACCAGTCTGCGCAATCTGGACCCAGCCAATACGCTACTTATCCAAGCAGTAAAAAAACCCCTTCCCTTTCGCTCGCCAAATTGGAAGCCTATCGGTCCAGATGGTGGTAACGTGATGGTCACTGACGATAGTGCGAAGATGGTCGCGGCCATGAAAAAAACTATGCGCGACATCATCGTCATTGATGATTTTCAGTACGTGATGGCAAATGAATTTCTTCGCCGAGTACTGGATAACGAAGTGGGTAATCAAGCCTTCGCCAAATACAACGAAATAGCTCGCAAAGCATGGGATGTTTTCATGTGCGCGTCTTCGCTTCCTGATAACAAGCGCGTCTATATCCTGAGCCATACAGCTACTGACGAGGGCGGCAAAACAAAGATCAAAACCATCGGCAAACTTCTAGACGAGAAGATCGTTCTTGAAGGTCTTGTCACTATCGTCCTGCGTACCTTACGCATCAACGATCAATACATTTTCGCTACGCAGAACAGCGGCAGCGACACCACCAAATCGCCTCTTGGTCTGTTTGAAGATGAGCATATCGAGAACGACATGGCCGCAGTAGATAAGGCAATTGTTGACTACTACGGCATCATTACCTCCACCAAATAAACCAAGGAATAACCATGTACAAACTCGACCCTAACGCAGCAGTCAAAGCTGATACCATCGGCGCTTATCTCAACGAAACAGGAAAATATATCGGCAAATTCACGCGAGCCGAAAAATTGGTCAGTACAAACAAAGGTACTGACGGCATCGGTTTTACCTTTAAGGCCGATGATGGGCGTGAATGCCGCTTCGATATCTGGACTCGTAAAGGCAACGGAGAAACACTGACCGGCCTTAATCAAGTCAACGCCATCATGGCATGCTTGAAAGTGCGTGAAGTAACCATCATTACGCAACCAGTTCGTCGCTGGGAAAACAATCAAGAAGTCATCGTTGACGGACAGGTCTTCCCTGAACTTCAAAACAAGCCAATCGGCTTGCTTCTGCGCTCCGAAGAATACGAAAAGATGCAGGATGGACAGCTTACCGGCCAGACTGGCTGGCGCATGGGGCTTTTTGCGATCTTCCAAGCTGACACGGAAATGATGGCATCGGAAGTTTTGGGCAAAAAGACTAAGCCAGAGCAACTGGCGAAGGTTATCGGCATGCTGGCCGACAAACCTCTGAAGCAACGTCGTCATCCTGCAAGTTCCAACAATGGCGGCGGCAATAATGGGGGTAGCCAGCCGCCAGAAAGCATCCAGTTTGATGATGACATTCCGTTCTGACCATGGACCTGACAACCATACCCGATGAGGTTCTTCTTGCGCGAGGGAAGTATTCAACCGTTCGCGCCGAGCATGAGGATGCTAAGAAATCTCTGCAAATATTATGCGGTAAGTTGACATCTGCTGGTACCCAATTACTGCGCATGGCGCAACCTGATGGAGATGGTCCAATGGATACTAAAAACGTCTCTATGGCACTACAAACGGCTCGCAATACCATAGGAGAAATCGAGTCATGCATCGCTTATATCGACTCTCTAGCAATTCAGAGAGCTGAACTTAAACCAATAGCTTGGAGAAAATGATGGATATTGAAATTATTGATAAACAAGAATCTTCAGTTGCTGCCTATGCACCGTTTTACGCCGAATTGGTGAAACTGGAGGCTGACAATGCCGCGCTGGTATTCAACTACGAAACGCCAAAAGGCAACAAAGAAGCGCGCAGCCACGTTTTCAGCTTGCGCAAAACCAAGGGTGCACTTGAGCGCGTCCGCAAGGAAGCAAAAGCAGAAGCATTGCGCATTGGTCGAGCCGTGGACTCTGAAGCCAACGCCATAGAAGCGCGTATCGAGGCGATGATTTTAGTCCACCAGACCAAGCTGGACGAAATTGAGCAGCGCGAGAAAGAACGCGTCGACGCATTGCAAAAACGCCTTGCTGAAATCGTTCCTAACGCATGCTCCACGACGACCGAATACCAGGCTGAAATCGGCCGTATCCAGGCAATCGAAATTGGCGCGGATTGGGAAGAATTTATGGCCCAAGCAACGACCAGCAAAAACAATTCGCTTGCATCACTTGATATCGGCCTGAAGCAAAGCATCCAGCGCGACGAAGAAGCTGCCGAACTAGCCCGCTTGCGGGCTGAAACGGCAGCACGCGAACAGGCTGACCGTGATGCTGCTATTGCCAAGGCAGCGGCTGATAAGGCGCAGCGCGAGGCAGAAGAGAAAGCAGCGGCAGAAAAAGCCAAAGTACAGGCGGCGCTTGACGCAGCTAAAGCCGAAACACAGCGCAAGGAAGAGGCCGCAGCGCTAGCAATCAAGCAGGCTCAGGAGCAAGCCAAGCGTGATGCCGAAGCTGCTGCTCGCCGAGAAATGGAACTGAAGCTGCAAGCAGAAGAGGCCGAGCGCCGCCGCATTGCTGACGCGGAAGCAGCAGAACGCCGTCGCGTGGCCGAAGCAGCTGAAGCTGAGCGCCAACGTATCGCAGCAGAAAAGCGCGCTGAAGAAGAAAAGCAACGCGCCATCAAGGCCGAACAAGACCGCATTGCTGCCGAAGCTAAGCGTGTAGCTGATGAAGCAGCAGCACGCGAGCGCAACAAAGCGCACAAGGCCAAGATCAACCGCGATGCCTTGGATTCCCTGGTGGCTGGCGGCCTAAGCGAAGAAGCTGCAAAGTTGGCCGTTACCCTGATTGCTCAAGGCAAGGTCGATCATGTCACCATTTCATATTAAGAGAGGAAACTATGACCGACCTAGTACCCGACTACAAGCCACAACTCACGATTGCGCTGGATGATACCGTTGTTGGCCTTCCTGCTGAACCAGTCCCTACGCTCAAGCTTGGCGAAATCAGCCTGCGCCTGGGCTTCACTGTTACCGCCGACTTCCTGGCATAGCTTGGCTTCTTGCCGGCCGCTACGGAGAAGAACTCCAAGCTGTTCCACGAAAGCGATTTCCCGAACATCTGCGCGGCTATCATGCGGCATATAGCCACTATTTCTTATCAGTTCTAATTTTTAGCTCCGAAGTTTTGACTGTTCCATTAACCACGAAAGAGAGACATGAGCGACCAAGACCCCCAGCTTGAAATCGGCGAACTTCCCGCCGCAGCCGTCACCAGTGCGCACATGATTGCGCGCATCAATGCCATGGCAATAAAAATGGCGTTTCCGTTCGCAGCCCAGCAGGATATCCGCTACTACCTTAACGGCGTGAATATCCGTCCACTTGAAGATGGAACGGTCATGGTGGTTGCAACCAACGGCCACCGTTATATCGTTGTCCGCGATCCGCACGGCTATGCTGAGAAGGAACTGATCGTTTCCATCAGCAAAGACGCATTGAAGCACATGACCAACGCCAAGCACTCACTGGATGTCATGTCAAACGGCGACGCTATCGTATCAGGCGATGTGGCACAGCCTCTGTTTATCCAGCCCGGAAACTCGATTGTAGAAGGGAATTTCCCTCGCATTGAGCGAGTTGCTAGCACTATCGGCTACCAAGAAGGCATCAGCGGCGCTGTGAATCCTACGTACCTGGCCGATGCCCTGAGCATCGGTAAGGCTTTTGGTGGCTCCATTCGCTTCTTCACCCGCGATAACGACAGTCCACTTACTTTCGTGCTTGGTGGTATCGGTGAACTGGAGTGCTTCGGCGGCATCATGAAAATGCGCGAATCATTCGAGCAGTTGCCTACGTGGTTCCCGGTTCCCGGAGAAATTAATGACTTAACTGAAATTTAACCGCAGCAGATCGCTGCATTACAATAGGCCGCGCAATGCGGCTTATCTTTCAAAAAACTGCTTGCATTTGCAATCATCATATGTCACACTAAAAACTCACAAAACGGAGGAAATATGACCACCTGGGTTGAAGATGAAAACGGTAATAAATGCAGTGTCGAATATTTCGGAACGGAGGAAGCGGCGCGCGCCGCGCTGGCGTCGCTGGAGAACTGCAAGAACTGCATTAACTGCTCGTACTGCTCGCGCTGCTCGTACTGCTCGTACTGCTCGTACTGCTCGGACTGCTCGTACTGCTCGCGCTGCTCGGACTGCTCGTACTGCTCGTACTGCTCGGACTGCTCGTACTGCTCGCGCTGCTCGGACTGCTCGTACTGCTCGTACTGCTCGGACTGCTCGTACTGCTCGCGCTGCTCGGACTGCTCGTACTGCTCGCGCTGCTCGTACTGCTCGCGCTGCTCGTACTGCTCGGACTGCTCGGGCTGCCATCAACTGAAAAACGCAAAGCCAGTAGAAAAAATCAGTGTCGCACCGAAAGTTCCAGTGATCGAAGACATCCACAAAAAAGTTTATGCCGCCGCAACGGCAACTTCGGAATCGCTGAACATGGCTACCTGGCATACCTGCGAAACTACGCATTGCCGCGCTGGATGGGTTGTGCACCTGGCTGGTGAAGAAGGCAAAGCGCTGGAGCAGTTCCACAACACGGAACTGGCCGCGATGCTGATCTACAAGGCCAGCGGTTACGATATCAACCCGGCACAGTTCTATCTGGATAACGCTGGTGCGCTGCGTGATATGAAATCTCTGGCCGAAGGAATCTAACAATGGCAACGAAACGAGGAATATCAACGGCAGTCAAGCAGGCAATCGCCTACTTGAAGAAGAACCCTGAAACCGAAGGAAGCGAACTTGCTCGCCGGTTTGGAATCAACGTGGCTACCGTCTACCGCTCCAAGTGGTGGAAGGAACTGAAAGGTAAGGTGGCATCGTGAGAACTTTATCTATCTTCAATCAGGGAACAACGACGATAGAAGCTTCGCCAGCGCAAACTCTTGAACAACTATGGCATGGAGCTGAGCAGTTAGGTATTGTTGAGGTAGACCACGCTTTTTGCGAACGTGACACCTATCGCGCCCGCATCCGGTTCTATCGCAAGAGCGGTTCAATGATCTGGGCTGAAGGAAAAGACCAAAACATAGCCTTTGCATTGGCGAAAGCAATTAATGAGGCTCGTGATCTTGGTGCCGGGAGGGAACCGTGACGTTCAACTGCTCCCAATGCCACGGAAGAGGCTACACGGATTCCGAAGGTTACGACGAATGCCGCGTTGAAGGATGCACTGCGCATGATGTCCGCACCAAGTTTGAGCGTCTGATGCGCGAGCATAAGCTTTCTCGACCAGGACTTAATAATCGAGACTACGAAGTATTCCTTCTGGCTTCCATTATTATCGGCGAAGCGCAGCGCGATCTGCTGCTGGTTCAACGCCGCCTTGGCGTACCTGATAGCTCCGACACTACGGCATGCATTCTCGACGCCATTGACGCTCTGGCAGCTGAAAACGCCAAGCTGCGGATTGAGAAGCTTGATGCAGAGCAGCGTGCTTATCGGCTGTCGGAAGACCTTGTAAATGTGGCGCGGCCTAAAGCACCATAAAGGACATCATAAAAGACACCCTATCGGACAATAAAGGACAAAAAATATGAATATCACCACACATGACGGCCTGCCGCAGATGCCTTGGGATGAAGCCACGGTTGATATCGAAGCGTGGATTGAAATCCGCACTGGAGAAGAAATTGTCGAGGCTATTCGCACCTACGCCCGCTCCGCAGTGCTGGCAGAGCGTGAAGCATGCGCTGACATCGTAGACAACGCCAATAGCCCTGATTGCGGAGGCTGGAACATGAATCATATCGCGGAACGGATTCGCGCCCGCAAATAACCTGGAGAACAAGATGAACACCGAAGACATTCAAAAACTGAAGGCTGCGCAATACCGCGCATCAAGATACCATGACCCAGCAGCCGCGAGCAGCGAAGACCTCGCAATTATTGTCAACGCAATCCCTGACCTTATCGCCGCCGTCGAGCGCGCCCAGGCTGCGCCACCGTTTGACATTGAAGCCAAATTGCGCCGGGCCTTTGCACTGGGTGGCACCTATGCGCTGCAAGTCGATAGCGCTGATGGCCGCGAGAACCTGAAAGCAGTGGATACAGGCGAAGAATTGGCAAAGCTGATTGCTGAGGCCCAGACTGCTCAAGCAACCCCAAGCATTGACGATTTCTCTACGCGCATCCTGCCGCCTGCTGGACTTGAAGGCTATATTGTCACCGAGCGCTACGGCTTCCTTGTGTGGAGTAAGCGCGGGGAAGCTAAAAACGTCTGCTTTTACGACGGCGACTGCCGCGATGTGCTGACTCCTGCCGAATTCGACCGTCTGATGCGGGCGCGTTCGCAAGCCGCGCCGCTGCCGAAGTGGATTGACGAACTGAAAGGCAATGATCCCACGACCGATGACCTGATTGCTTACATGGAGGGGATTCACCCGTCACAAGCCGCGCCGCAAGTTGACCCAGCACGCCAGCGCATAGCAGACTACATCGAGCGCCGAGAGAAGACCGCGCAACTGGATATTGAGCATATCCATTCCTTCGATCTTGGGCCTGATTGCGGCGTCGAACTGCTGCTATCCGATCTGAAGGCATTGGTAGCCGCGCCGCAAGTGGCTACGCCTGCCGGGTGGCGGTTTGTGCCGGAGGTGCCGGATGAGGAAATGCTTCGTCAAATCAAGTCAGCAATGGACCCGGCAGTAGCTTCTGCTCGCCACATCTGGAGGATGGCGCTCGCCGCCGCCCCTGCCGCGCCATCGCCAGCCGTTCAAGTGCAGGATGAGCGGGCTGCGTTTGAAGCCGCGATGCAGCATGTCGGCTACAACATGACGATGGATGCGGCGAAGCCGGGCGAATACGCCTTCCCACCGATGCGCGCAGCATGGTCCGCATGGCAAGCCCGCGCTGCTCTCACCGCCACCCCATCGCCCTCAGTGCAGAGCCAAGCGGCGCAGGCTAGCGTAGCGGCATCGACAGCACAGGCGCAACCATACGGCTGGATTAATGCCGGGACAGATCAGCAGCAGACGACCTACGCCACACTGAACGTCGGCGCTGAGAATCCTTGGGTAGATGGCGCGAATGCGTTCCCTGTGTTCAGAGCAGTACAGGCGCAGCCAGCAGTGGGGCAGCAAACCACTTGCCGCGAGTCGCACCCATCGACGGGCTTTTGCGACAGTTGCCGGGATGGGGCTTATAACAAATGCAGCCGTGTAGTAGTGGAGCAGGATGCTGTGGATGCGGCGCGGGACAAGCAGCGTCTGAACTTCATCGAAAACAGCAGCGTTGATCTGCGCTGTCACGATGCACCGACAGGCGGCGATGACTACGACATCGTATGGACCGTCACCGAACACTACATGACCGCGCCGAAAGAACGAGAAATCGGTTTTGGTAACAGCGCACGCGAAGCCATCGACGCCGCCATCAACAGCCAGAAAGGCTAAGCAGCCATGCAAGAAATTAGGACCATAAAGTTGCGCATCAAAGACAAGCACGCAAAAGCGATGCTGGCTATGGCGCGTGACGTGAATATGGTCTGGAACTTTTGCAACGAAACGCAGTACCTTAGTTTGAAACACTACTGCAACAGGCCGAAAATTTGGCTGTCTGGATATGATCTGCAAAAGCTGACTAGCGGACTAGTGAAATGCGACGGTGTAGAGGCGGGGTCGTCAACTATTCAGCAAACATGTGAGGAATTTGCTACGCGCTTGCGTCAGTTCAGATTAAGCCGATTGAATTGGCGCGTGAGTAGCAAAAAATCTCCGAAATATTCTCTTGGTTGGGTTCCGTTCAAAAAGCACGCACTGACCTATAAAAACGGCCAACTTCTATTCAATGGAATATTTCTTGGACTATGGGACTCTTACGGGCTTTCTAATTATGAACTAGGCGCTGGTAGCTTCAATGAGGACACTCGCGGACGGTGGCACTTGAATGTGTCGGTGAAGGTTGATGTTGAAGAAAAGCGCATCCCTGACGGTACGGCGGCGCTGGGAATCGACCTTGGCCTGAAAACCATGGCGTCCTATAGCAACGGCGACAAATTCGACATGCCGAAGTGGTATCGGCTATCAGAACAGGCTCTTGGAATTGCGCAAAGAGCGAGAAAGAAACGCCGCGTGAAGGCGATTCACGCGAAGGTAGCAAACCAGCGCAAAGACGCGATCCACAAGGAAACGTCGCGGCTGGTGAAAGAAAATGCAGCAATCTTCGTAGGCAAAGTGAGCGCGAAAGCTATGGCGAAAATGGGCATGGGTAAATCCGTACATGACGCCGCGTGGACCGCGTTCAGAACACAACTCAAGTACAAAGCGATTTCGCAGGGCGTGGTGTTCGGAGAGGTCAACGAAGCATATTCAACCCAGACTTGTTCGTGCTGCGGCAGCATACCGCCCAGCAGTCCGAAAGGTAGGACAGGTCTTGGAATAAGGCGATGGACTTGCAGCGATTGCGGCGCGGAACATGACCGCGACACAAACGCAGCAAGGAACATCGCCCGATTGGGACTTCAATCGCTCGCAGGAGGAATCCCGGCCCATTAGGGCGAGGGAAGAAGTCAAAGCAAGGGAGCAGAGGGATTTTTTGTGAAAACTAGAATGAAAGGCCAGCCATGACTACCAACACCGAAATCAAGAAGCCCAGTACCTTAGCGGAGCAGATCAAGCAAGCGCGTGAAGAATGGAATAGCTGGCCGCAGTCGGTGCGCGAAGGCGTAAAGTTGCAAGGCAACAGCATCTACCGCGACCGGTTCGCCAATCAAAGCGCGACAAGCGCATGAAATGGCATCCATGAGTCTGAAAGATATCAAGACTGGCACGCAGCGTTTAGCAGAATCTGGTGAGACTGGCGTTCATGCCGGGATCGCTGCGCTGTACGCATCAGAAGCCGACCTTCGCGCCTACGCCGAGCGGCTGGAGTGGGAGCGCGACGGCTACAAGCAATCGCTGACTGAAATCTCTGAAGCGTGCAACTGCTGCGGTGATCGGCACGACCTTGCGGCAATTGCTGCTGAAGCACTGGAACAATCTAACGGTGCCTGAGAGCACCAAGAAAGTATAGGTATGAGCAACAAACAAACTGAACTGAGCAAGCGACTGCGCATGACGGCAGAGCGCCATCCCAGCATTCCGTCCAACATGGCGTTTCAAGCCGCCGAAGAAATCGAACGCTACTACATCGGCATGCTGAACTGGAAGGCTACGGCGGAAAAGCAGAATGCTCATTGCCCCTTCTGCCAGCCATCCCCGCAGCCTGTGGGCGCTGTGGTGGCTGACGAAATTCTGGCCGAGGCCATCCAGCGCGGTTACAGTCATAACGATGGTATCCGCATGGACGAGTTCGATTTGCAGCATGTTGTCCGCGAGGTGCGTGCTGCCCTCGCATCCCAGCCAGCCAAGCCTGCGGAAGTGGGCGGGGTGGCGTCGGACGGCAAGCGCTCAGATCTGGTGCCTGGGAAAATGCATTGCGCACGGTGCGCGTTCTCGCTGCTGCGCAACAAACTGAACTTGGCAGATGGCGAAGTCTACGCGGGAACGAACGAAACCGAGCGATGCCCCAACGGCTGCGGCCCGCTGTGGCCGATGACTTGGGAACAGGAAGCGCGTGACGGATACAAGCTGATGGAGGAACTTTTTGAGCGCGCCACGAAGGCTGAAGCCGCCCTAGCAGCACAGACGGCATCGCCGCAGACTTCCGGCTGCGCAGGCTTCCAAGGCAAGCCGGTGACTACTTGCGGTGTGTGCGCCGGCAAAGGCTGCGATGCAGCGCCGCAGGCTGTAGATCAGGCGCAGGAAGCATTGCAAGCCCAGCGTGACGCTGATCTGCTTCGAGTAGGTTTTGTCGTCAACGGCGTGTGTGTTCACCTGGAACATGTCGTGATGTTCATGCAAGACAACGACCCAGCGCCAGAAGCCGCGCAGCCAAAACTGGTACTCGCACTGCCTGACTACGAAAAGCGCCGCATCGTCATTGCATCAGACGAAGTGATCGACGGCGAGCGCGTGATTTGCTGCGCAATTCAGCCAGAAGCCGCGCAGGCAGTGGATGAGCGCGAAGCTTTTGAAACGTGGGCGATGGGAGCTAATGAATTCGTGACACTGATAGGCGCAGAACAAGAAGGCAAGCCCTGGCTCTACTTTGACGACAAGGCACAAGACGCATGGATCGTATGGCAGGCCCGCGCATCCCTATCGAAAGGACAGAAATGAACAATAAAATCGAAACCTTCCGCGACATCATAGAAGACCTTCGTAACTGCTCTGCGTATGCTAAGGAATGCGGAGATATGACGCAAGCCAAGGACGATGAAGCGCTGGCCTATAGGCTTGACGCCGCTCTCGCAGCACAATCTCAGGGCTACGGGAAGGCGGTACTTTGGGTTGAGTCGGAGAAATCTGCGATAGGGAATTCTCTTAAATCAATCATCAATGGGATGTTCCATACGGTCAAGTTCCATACGAAAGAGCCGCAGACAAGCAATCCTGTCTGGCCGCTATTCACCGCTCAGCCAGCGCAGCAAGCTGTTGATCTGAGCGATGAGCAGATTGATGCTATTTTCGCCCAGCATCACAATCCGCATGATGACCATATTGACGTCTATGGCTTCGCACGCGCTCTGTTTTCCGCTAGCGGGAAAGGATAAACCATGCAATGCAAAGACATTCCCGATCTGCCCATTCTCCAATTTCTCGCCGACCTGGATGCATCGGACGAATGGCCTACATCATGGGGTACATGGCATGTCTACGAATATGAAGGACAGCCATCGCCTCCTAATAGCGTTACAAGAGCGATGCCTGATAAAGAAGCCACGCCGTCTAAATTGGTCCAAGCAAAAATGCGTGGACTTATTGAGCGAGGTTTGGTTGACGGTTGCACATGCGGGTGTCGAGGTGATTACGAACTGACCGAAAAAGGCATAGCGATGCTGGCCGCTGGCGGTAAATCATGAGCCTTGTAGACCACCTCATGCGCGAGCGCGACAAGCTGTGGCTTGCGAAGGAGCTGGCAGCGACGGCACTAGACAATGCGCGGCTGAAAGAGCGAATAGCGCGGCTGGAGGTGGAACTGTTCTGGGCCAAAACAAAGCTACCAGTCGCAGCCGAACCAGAATTATCCCTGTCAGAAAAACTACAGCAGTCACTTAACAGGATCGACGCCATGAACCTGCGCCGGCATGTGCGTCTAGTAGCCGATGAACGACATCAAGTCCAAGACAGGCGCAATATCAAAGGAAAGGTACCCCTGAATGGACAGTAAAAAACCACGTTACTCGAGGATAACATGCCGATCTTTGGCTTCGCAAAAAGTGATCGAGAAGATAGCCAAGTTTCTGGCCGAATCGCCGAAATCAATGGCAGAAATCTCTGACCATCTTGAGGTGGACAGACGGGCCGCAGCAGCCTATATCGAATACATGCGGAATCTTCCAACGACGTCAGAACAGCATGTTTCCGTAAAGGGCAAGCGGGCCAACTGGAGTGCACGTTCAAGCCCTCTATATGGCCTCGGTGCTGAACCAGGAAACGACGAAGAAGCGGCTGAATATCAGCTAGTGACGAAATCAGCTTCGACCAAGCAAACCATCAAGTCCACATCTTCTAATCCGGTCGCCTATCGCGATCCGCTTGTCGCGGCATTTTTTGGAGCGTGATATGAAAGTCAGTAAATGTGATACTTGCAGAAAGTCTGGAAATTGCTGCAAGGGATTTATACTTAACTTCCCAGTGAACGCAGAAAGATGGAAGGACGAGGCATCCGATTGGATGAAGGCTTACGACCTGCCATTTGAACCTGTAAGAGCAATACCGTCTTTTGATTTCGATGGGAAAGTTGGTGTTGTCTATGACTGCACCAAGATTGGCTCTGATGGCCGATGCACTATTTACGAGGATAGGCCGCATCTGTGCCGGATTTATGAGCCAGGGCAAGACGGAATTTGTGCTGAGTTCGTACCATCTTTTAAAAATATCCCAATCGTCGTGCTACACTGCTGACACATCTTCTCCAAGGGTGGTTGTGCTTACCCCGCTCACAAGGCGGGGATTTTTTTACCCCGTGAACTTGTCCACGAATTCACGGAAAGCCGATTTCCCTTCTTCTGTATCCAGCCAGTGCATGAACGATGGCATCAAAAGCCCGTGTTTCACCATCGACGCGATCTTCACCTGCTGCTCTGGCGTCATAGCACCGCTTACGGCCTGCTGAGCGCGAACAAGCATCTGCTGACCTTGCACCGCAGAACTCACATCATCAAGGAATCCCATTTTCATTTCTCCATTGCCTGAAAGAATAAAAGCTTGTAGCGCACTTCTACTACGTTGACCAAGATGACCAGTTCTTCAGCCGACACGGCAACAGACCCCATACCGCCTACTTTCGACCATCCAAGCGCCCCGAGGCGATCAACATCGGCAATGAGTTCTTCCAATGTGAAGCCCTTGGCGACTGTATAGGCCATTTACTTCTCACTGTCGCGGATCGTCTTCCATAAAGCTTGCACCACTGGGTAGAGCTTGTCACCGACCATCAGCTTATCAAATCCTGGTGATCCGGCGGCGACGTATTGCTTGAATGCAGAAAGATCATCGGGAGAAAGTGCTCGCTCAAAAATCTGATCAAATTGCGCAATCGCGTTGATTTCAGCGGGCATTCCAGCGTATCGGGCGGAAGCCATGCGCTCGGCCACGCGCTTGTCGATGAGTTCGTTTATCTGCTCAATGGTGATGGCCGGCGCAGGCTGAGAAGTCGGCAGCGGGATAGGCATCGTATGTGCTGCAGGTGCAGGCGCAGGTGCTATTTGTGCAGTTGGATTAAACGCGCCCGCTGCAATATAGGCGCGTAGCTCGTCCATTGTCTTCGGCAGAGGCATATTCATTTTTTCTCTCCTAATGACATTTTTTGATAAAGGTAATTTTACTCAATGATGGCGGCAACCACAATTGCAGCGCGGGCGCGGCGGCCAGCATACTGGCAGACGGCAGCATCTCCTGGAGACAAAGCTTCCCGAATTTGGCCAACCCGTTATGGCCATGAGCAGATAAAAATTCATGATGTTCTCCTTAATGGTTTTTAGCCCAGGTTAGCGAAGTCCTGATGAAGTTTAAGCCGATGCTCGTGAACCCTTTGGTTGGCCTCCTCTAAAGTAATGAATAGCCCGAGGTATCTACGCATTCCCTGGTGATTAACGTAGGCTACCCAGCGATTCCGATATTTATTCCAAGATACTCCCTTTGCACCGCTCGTATTGTTTTTGTACCTAGACTTGTTGCAGGCCTGTTGGTTTAAATCCGCTTCGCGCAAGTTGTCTAGCCTATTGTCATCACGGACTAAATTTCGGTGGTCAATTTCCACCTTAGGCCAGATGCCATGAATATAAAACCAAGCCAATCGGTGCGACTTGTATCGCTTGCCGAAAAGTGTAATCCGCATGTATCCAGATTCATCTAACGTACCAGCAGGTTTCCCTCTCGTGACATGATGTGCTGACGAACTGGGCTTTATCCAAATGAAGATGCCGGATTCAGGGTCGTAATTCAAATACTCTTTGAGTACTTCTTGTGTGAGCATAGATACCTCGGTCAAAGGTAGTCGAAGGATGCAGCAGGCATTGACTAGATGCTTTTCGGGTGCCCCCTATCTGCACTCTTATTCTACCAAATAAATCGCCCACCGAAGTGGGCGATGTAACAAAGACATCGCCTACGATCTGATTAGCCGCCAGTATTGATGTTGTTTGGGCTGGCAGTGGATGTCTGAGCACCGCCAACGACAGGGCCGGTATTGCCAGCAATGACGCTGGTATTGGCCGCCGTCGCATGCGCCACTTGAAGCACGCTTTGCAGGATCGGGAACAGGCTGCTAACGGTCGTGAGAATTTGCTGCTGTTGCTGTTGTTGCTGCCCTTGTTGCTGCGCAGCCACCGCCGTGTTCGTGTTGGTGATGGTAGCGATGACTTGGTCATGCTCACGGCGACGATTAGCGTCCAGCAGCGCGGTTTCAGCAACGGTAAGTTGACGTTGCAGATTTGCGTCCTGGATAGATTGGATCAGCGCACGGGTTTTTTCGCCATCGTTAGCGACGGCCTCGCGAGTCATGCAACCTTGGGCCGAAACATTAGTGTTGATCCCACACAACTCTTGCATGAGTGTCTGCTGGTTCATGTTCATGCCTTGGATCAGCATGATGGTTTGCTGCAGCGTGTTCGTACCCTGAGTGGCGAAGCCAGTGTTAATGGCGTTCATCAGCTGCATATTGCCGGTATTCACCTTGTCAGCAACGAGGCCGGTAGCGGTAGGAATGGCCGCGCTGATGTTGTTCAGTGTGGTCATCGCAGCAGTGTCGAAAGCGACACGAGCCGTACCCAATTCAATCGCCGCCGCATTCGTACCACCACCATCACCACCCCAGCCGCCTAGGCCACCGCGACCGAATAGCAGCGCGCCCAACAGGCCGCCACCAAAAGCCATCGCGCCAGCGCCTAAAGCGCCTTGGCCACCCATACCGCCGTGATGGCTTGCCATGAGTGCAGCTGGCAGCATGGCATGAGCAGCAGAACTGCCGCTATCGCCGCCGGTTGGCGTGGTAAATACGTTCACAGGTTGACCCATGATGCTCTCCTTTGCATTGTCGATTTTTGCTGCCAGGTGATCAGATCGCGCTTGCGAGTGCTGTTCGTGCTGGTGCAGCGTGATGTTTTCGTCGTCCATGACTGGCCCCTTTGAGAATTGATCCGGTGAGGATCGGAGAGAATCTTCCTGCTGGACTTGTGCGACAATGGCGGGCGTTCGTGCGACGGAGAATCTGCTATGCCTAAAAGCAAATGGAGACAGGAGCAGGAACAAGCGATGGATCGCTATGACGTGCGCATGACGGCAGCGCATGCGAGACGGGCTAGAAAAATCGGGAAGGGGAATTTATCGGATGGCGTACGCCAGGCGATTGAGGCGGTAGACCCTGAACTTGGGATACCCGACGAAAGACGGATAGGCCAGTTGGATCGAAGGAAGAAATGAAAAAGCCCGCATATGCGGGCTTTGGTGCGTTATGGGGAGGCTATGTGGCTATTGGGCAATTCGATATCCCTCGACTTCACCGCCAGTATCTCTCTTGATGCGTGTTGCTATGGTCTTGCCATTTTCGTTCATGATGTACACGTTACCTAGTAAAGCGTACGTTTCCTGTTCGGTGCTGTTTTCTCTGATTATGATTAGCACTTCTGGAGCACCATTATGGTCCCAAGCGTTACTTGGATTGGGAAACAATGAGCCAAATTCACCGAACTGAATCCGGTCTTTGTCGCCGATTTGTATCAGCGAATAATTTTTACCGAGATAGGTATCGTGACTTTCTTCGTCGGACATGATTTTGATGTAAAGCATAGTAGTTCTCCTAGTAGTAGATTGAGAGTTAAGACGGACTCTCACCGCATAAAACTTTAATCCCCATAAAAACCTTGCTTGCGTATCCAAGCTTGACAGGATCGCGCTATTTCTGTGACTCTGTCGGCTTCGTCTGCGAGGGAGAGAAGATCGTTAGCAGTTTGTTCAGGAAGTGCGACTGTTCCGGCAGCGTCTGCATCACGTCCGCTGGTGCCATGGGTTTCGGTTCCGGCTTTGCCTGAGCCGTCACATAGACCGGCTGAGGGGATGCGCAGGCCGCCAGCAGCGCGCACGTTAGCGCGGGCAGCAACCAGTTTTGCATTGAGTTCATCCACGGCTTTTTGATGGTCATCGCTTACCTCTTGATTGTGCTGTTGAAAGTTGGTGCGCATCTTCTGGAATCGTTCCTCCTGGTCTGCATCGGCCTTGGCCTGAGCGGCGGCTCGCTGTAGCTTGTCTTGATCCCACTTGGCCTGCGTGATCGCCTCGCCTTCTTTGATCTTGCGCGCATCATGAATGCTCAGTGCGACGTAGAAAGCGCCGGCCAGCAAGACGATACCGATGATCTCGATCAGCAGTTTGTACGGAACAAAGCGCGCAATCGTCGCTTCTGGCAGGAACATAGAGAGCAGGGACATCATCATGGCTTAGGCTCCGGTGGCGCTGGCGGTTCATTCTTATTGAAAACTACCTTGGTTACAAGTGGCGTCACCCATGCTCCCATGTAGGCCAGGTAATACCCTTCGGTGATCTTGTCGCGCACCGTCAGATTGATGATAACCCACGTAGATACCAGCAACACCAGCATGAAGGCGACGGCGATACGGCTGACGCGGCCGTTTTCCATTAGCAGATCAAGCGCATTGAATTGAATCTGTGCACTGACATGCGCTCGCCATAGGCTGTACAGAATCGCGGCCGCGCTTGCAGCCAGGACGATCAGCATGACGTGGTGAATGGTAATCATCCGGCCACCATGCGATCAGCAAGACGCCAGGCGCGCTGAGGCGTCTGGTGTTTGGCCCAATCAGAATCGAGCATCTGGCGTTTAGCTTCGTTGAAATCACCGTTTTGCATCGCCATCAGCGCGTGGCGAAATTTCATCAGGCCATCAACGCCCATCTGGAAAGCCATGTTCATGATGACGCGCTGACGGTTATCGGTGAGGTTTCGCCACCAGGGCAGTTTCTCGTCGAGTTCTTCCGATTTGTGCTTGATGTCCACTTCCAGCAGCATGGCAGATTGCGCGCTGGTGATGATGCCGCCGCCGCGCAGATCGACGCCGAAAGGGGCGGGATCAGCGCCACGCTTGGGATCAATCAGGTGACCAACTCCGACAGTCCACAGACCCAGGCTATCAAGATAGGCCGTCAGTTTTTCGCCTTCATCGGCGCGCAGCTCAGCGATTAGCAGGTCTTGGTCCATGTCAGTCCCCTTTTGGGTCTATTCCCCTGTCGAGCAAATCTTGTCGGAGAAGCTTGTTTTTGAGCTTCAAATTCTGCTCATTTGCGCGATGATATCTGGCAAGTGCCAAAGTTGCAATAACTGCCGCACCGATGGCGCAAAGAGACAGCGTACCATGTATCAAATCCAGCAATCCTGCCGTGCCAAGAGCAGCAGTCGCTCCAGCGATGGCACCAGTCACCTTATGGGTGTTCATGATCGCCTCCGCGATGTTCTGCAATTCTGCGCTCCAAGTCATCGTTTTTCCTTTTCCAAATATAGGCGCGTGCCCTGAAGATTAAGGAGACGAAGAACGCCGACACGCCGATGATGAGTGATAGGGTTGCCATTGCTGGGCCATAATAAACGGGCGAATTGTACATAAGAAATCACCATGATAGTTGAGTTAAGCAGCGCTACCGATGGCGAGTTCTTGGCCATGAATGCAATGAAGCTGAAAAAATTCACGATCAGAGCGCAAAAGGCTAGGCGCTGCATATCGTATGATATCGGGCCGTTTAAAATCTTGTCGGCCAGAACTATCGAGGCGAAATTGCAAAGTCCCGATGTGCAAAGATAAATCGCTACTCCGAGTAAGCCATGAATCTGACCGCCGAACAGTCTTTCATGGGCCTCAGAAAGCATGAGCAGGGAAATGCCGCACAGCAGGCGGCCAAGCCAGTCAGCCGCCTTCATGTGGTTACTTCTTCTTTTTTTCAGGTACTTTGGTCGGTGCGGGGGCTGGCTTTTTCACCACGCCATCGGGCTTGTTGGGATCAGGTACTCCGCCGCCGGTCGCCATTTCGCAAGTAGCTTTCATGCTTCACTCCTTCGTGGTTAAAAATCAAGTAGTTGCCGAATTGTATCACTGATTCTTTGCTTCAAGTGCAACAACGCGAGTTGTGAGTTCCTGTATCGCCTTCACAATTGGAGGTATGAACTCCGTGTACATCAGTGCCTGGGATGAGTTTGGATCGTCCTTATTTTCCAAAGACCACATAGCAAGATTTCTGTCTCCAATAATCACTTTGACGTCTTGCGATATGAAGCCGTAGTGCGTCCGAACTCCTTTTCTTGGAGTTATTACAGTGTTGCCGTTTTCGTCTTCTGAGACGATGTTTTGACCAACTATCATCGTGTACTGTTTGGGTTGCAATTGCATTATGAATTGCAATCCAAATTCGCAGGTTTCGATATTTTCCTTTGTGCGCACGTCTGAGGTTTGAATGACGTTATTTGCCGCGTAAATATTCTGCCACCTCGCTCCCAAATAGCCGCATTGATACGCGTTATCTGTCACTGCAATTACGCTATTCATCTGAGCATTGCTGGCACCTGCTGCCCTGGCAGTGACGGTTATAGCTCCATCAATTGTATTTGGTCCGGTAACCGACAAGGCCAAACCGCTCGCAGAATTGACGAATCTACCTGCTGCGCCTGAACTGCTATTGATGCCCTGAACCGCAGCGCCAGAGCCATTATTTTGACCGGCAACAGCTGCTGCCGCGCCGGTAATGGTGCCGTATATGGATGGCGATAGCGAACTGGTGTTAGGGACATAGATAGTTCCTGACGATCCGCCGATTTCGCATACCAGATTGCCGGACGAGTCATATGCTTTCAACTCGTTGTTGTTGCTCTCGTTGATAGCGATGCGCTGACCAGATGTTGCCGTCTCGATCAGATTACCGATGATCGTGCCGGACGTGACTGTACCAAGGTTCGCGCTGATGGCCGAAAGCGAACCGACTTTCAGGGAAGACCAATACGGGATGCTCCAGGTCGTCTGATTCGTCGCTGGATTGTAAATACCGTCCGACTGGTATTGGTATTGCCCAGCAGAAAGCGTAGGCGGCGATGTGGACCATGAACCGCCCAAGCCCCAAAACACGGTATTGTTGCCAGGCGTCGTAGTCGATCCACTATCTGTTTGCGGATTGGGTGATGTAGATGGTGAGCTGACGGACGAGGCCAAATATGCCGTGCGATACGATGCGCCAGCGGTTCCCGTACCGCCATTACTGCCGTTGTATCCCACTGCTGATATAGAGCCCGAACTCCAATTGAATGACGTAGATGTCGCTCCTGCCGTATCTACCAGATTGACTTTATCAGCCCACAATGTTTGTCCAGGTGAGCCACTTCCTGGAGTTGCAAACCATCCTGAAGGTATTGCTGAAAGTGCACCGGAAGACCATGTGTATGACACGGTTCCAGAAGGAGGCGATGGAATGGTAGCAGCCCAAGTGTAGATTGTTGGAGTGGAAGCTTGTGTACCGGGCGTCCCGGCCGCGCCGTTTTGCGCCGAGTTGTACACGTTGGTGACGCCCGTCCATGTGACGCTCGTGGTCGTCGCGCTGGACGCGGCGGTAACTGCCGTTGAGGTAATCCAAAGCAGCAGACCGGGCGTCCCTGGATTTGTCGGGACCGTGTTCTGCCAGCCGTTGCCGCCACTGTATGCGGAACTTACCCCTGTAGCCCAAGTGTAGGTACTCGTGCCAGAAGGATTACCTGGCTGCGTTGGCGACCACTGATACAGATATGCTTGGGCGTTTTTGCTGCTCGCTGCCAAGGCACCAGTAAATGACAGCTCCGATGTGAAGTTGAGCGAATCTTTGCCCAGCGTGTCATAGCCTGCCGCCCTGACGTAATACACCGTGCCATTGGCTATCGCAATGCCGCTGGCATCGTAGGAAACCGTGACGGAATTTGACGGACCATCGTGGACCAGATTACTCGGCCCTGGCGTAAATCCGGTAGTCGTGGACATGTAAATCCGAATGCCAGCGTAATCGGGATCGGTCGGCAGCGTGCAGTGGAACTGCATGTTCAACGGGCCGGCAGTGACCGTCGCATTCGCCAGCACGCCTACTTGCGGATTGTTCACTACCAGCGTGTTGTACGCGCCGTAGATTCCTGTCGCGCTGATCGGCGCAACTTTGAACGTCAGCGAGCGCCAAGGGCCGCCATCGGCCGTCGCGTCAAGCGCCGTGTAATCGAATGTCAAGGAATTCCCGACGACGACATCACGCACTTTGGCAAGCGTGGTCCCAGCCCACACCTGGACATCGTATGAAACCGCGTTCGGGACCGCATTCCATTGTATTTTGGCGGTGCCGATATTGAACGTGCCTTGCAGGCCAAAGCCAGACACCTCAATGGGTGGCGCGTTCACGAACTTGCCGGTCACAGCGTAAGAAGTCGCCGTAACGTTCGCTAGGCTTTGGACCGCACCGCCGTAGATGTTGTACGCCAGAAGCTTGACGTAGATCGTCTGGCCGACATATTGAACGGAATTCAACGCCAGTTTGGCAATGGCATCATCGCATCGCACGAACTGAACCCCACTGGCATGCGCCACAGGCAGGCTGTAGTAAGCGCCTCGGTTCAGGCGGCCAATGGTATATGCACCCGCACCGGTCAACGTAGCATCGCGGTATGCCGTGTATTCGCCATCCAGGTAGCACAACGTGTTGAGCAGTTCGGCGTCGTTCTCAGTAGCCGCCAAGAGCTGGCCGCCAGCGCTGAGTTGGACGCCTACGGTGTCGTTGTACATGCCGGATGCAGACTGCGCGCCAAGGCTGGAAGTCGTCATGCCAAAACGGGAACTGCCTACCAGTTCTCCCGCCTGCACATATGTGGCGTTGTCCGTGCTGACCCAAATCTGACAGCCGCCGTAATTCGCATTGGTGCTGCCCGTGGCGAGCCAGATTTCCAGGCCAAGCTTATTGCCAGCCAGTGTCACTGGCGCTTCAAAGATGACGGGTGTCAGTGCGCTGCCAGGATCGACATTGTAATTGGTCGAATAGCCGCCGGCCGGCTGAATGTTGTACGCCGCTGCCGTCAGCGTATTGACAGGGTAATCTTCTGCCGTGATCGTGAGGGAGCCGTTCTTGTCTTCCTCAATGGCCGTAATCCTCACTGGCACGCGGTTCATGCCAAGCTGAGGATCGGTCAGCGTCACCAAGTCCATCGGCTCAAGAATGGCGAAGTTCCAGCCGAGTTTGAATTCGTATGTGTTGCGGATATTGATGAGGCGCTGAAGCATCAGTTGCACAACGGATCGCGCCGAAGTCGAGTTGCAAACCTCTGGCATGTCCAGCACCGACATTGAGCGCAGGCCGTAATTCTGAATGGACAGCAGGTCTTCCGCGTCAGCTACGTCGGGATTGTAATCAATATCACGATTGCTGAAAGTGGCCCGGACGTGGTTGTACGCATCGGCAGGCGATACCCGCGTAACCTTGATCGGGTCTTCATTTCCATCAACGATAAACTGGTCGTCCGTCAGATCGTACAGTGGCGTATTGACGGGTGTGAAGACAGCGCCGTTACCGGATGCAGCCGTGTCGCTGAATGGCAGGATTTTGAGCAGGCCATCGGAGAACACGATACCACTGTTCGTGATGTTCATCAGCGCCGTCAAGATATCCGACATCGGCTTCTGGTCCTGATACACAGGACTGATGAAAACCGAATTGGCAACGCAGTAATTGCTGAACTGCGTCACGTCGCCGATCTTGTTGGCCGGGAATCCCAGGCCGTAACGCGGATTCGTCAGCAAGTCAATGATGACGTCCTTTGGATTGGCGTCACGATTCGATGCCGAGAATCCTGACGCCGTATCCACCTCAAAAGAGTGGTTTGACAGGTCCGGGATATCCCCCATCGCATAGGAACTCGCCGCAACATAGGCTGTTCCGCGATATCCCAGGTCTTGACCAGGATGCTTTGACGTCATCCATGCCGGCGCAGTTTGCGTCAGCGTGCCGGTGTACAAGCTCAATCCGAGGGCGCTGGATGCGTCGCCCGTGCCAGAAGTAACAGTGTACGAATACGAGATATACAACTGGCCGAGAGCGTATGACTGGAACGTGTAGTTGCCGTGCGCATCCACGGTGTAATCTGTGCCGGCAACCAGCGTCACCCAGCTACCGGCATTGAGCACTTGCTGCACGCCCAAATCACCGTAGAAGTTGGCGGAATTTACGACGGTGACGGTAGGATTCGACGAAAACGCGACATGGTATTCGTTGCGCACAGTCAGAATGCCAGACGTAATGGCCTGCCCGACATAAACGTTTTTGTCTTTCCAAATCTTCGGCAGGCTGTTGATGACGCCCTCACAGATCGCCATTTCAAACGCCGTCGAATAAGTGTAACTCGTCGTGGTCGAATGTCCTCCCTTACCACCTGACGATGTTTGATTGCCCGTCGCCACAAAGTCGCCGTACCAGATGAGATTTCCCGACACGCGGGCGCGGCCATACACCAGAGGGATGGGCCTGTCCCGTGCCGATGTCTGCAAACGTAAAGTTGATACCGGCGTGGTCGGCGGCAGGGATGCTGTTTTTGGCGTAAGCAAGCCGGACATGTTATTCCCCTTCAGGCAGGATGCTGTAGAACGACCTGACGCGGCCGCGCATGTGGCCTTGTTCCGCATCGGCCAAGATGCAGCCATCCGTCAGGTACGAGTGTATGATTTCAGGCCACTGTACGACAATCGCGCCGTGACTGATACACCGGCCGAATTGGAACAGCGCCACGTCGCCAGGCTGAGGCGTTTGCACCTCGCGGCAGTATTGCTTGATCCAGCCGAGATACCTCTCTTCGTCGCGGTGCAGATGCCAATCTGGCGGATATGGTCGGGGGTCGATATCAGGCAAAAGGCCTACGCGATGATAGACCTCGATGAGCAGCATGGCGCAATCCACGCCAACTCCTTTGATGCGCCCTTGGTGATGATATGGCGTCTTGAGCCAGCTATGCGCTTCCGCCAGGATGGCCGAGCGCATCTTCATGTCGCAGTCTCAGGGCTTGGCACATACGGGAATCCTCGGAAGTTGACGACGTTGGAGAACTTGCCGGTGCAAGTCGATTGCAGCTTGTCGCAGCCAGGCCATGCAGTGAACGTATCGCCGGCCGCAGGAACATTGGGCAGCGCGTTCATCAGCGCAAAAGTCGTCACGCCAGAGGATGCTGAACCCGTACGCACCGAGCGCGACAGCCCGGAATTCGCGCCAGAGGTAAATTGAATTGTGCCGAGGCTGAAATAGCCGTCTGCCTGGGACATGTTGGCGACGACCGTGACGGTACTAAGCAGCCCAGAAGATGCCACGGTGCCTGTCACTGCAAACGAAGCTTTGTTCAAGCTGCAAATCGGATCGTACAGCGTGTTGAGGCAGCCGGACTGGAACATATCACGCGGGATTTGCGTGTCGAACAGTTCCAGTTCTGACTTAACCGAAATGCCGATTTCTGTACGCGACGGCGTGACCTGCGATACGTGGCCGCTGAACATGACGATGGTGCCAAGCGACGTATCGCCCCAGGTCGGCATGAACAGACGCTCAAGCTTTACTTGTGCACCATCAAGCGCCCCGGACCATACCGCAGCGCCCCAAGGTTGACCATTGATAAGGTCAGAGGATGACGGGTTGACGGTAATCTTCACTTCATCCACTTGCACGCCGATGCTCGTCTTGATGCCATCACGTGCGATATTGAATTTGCTGAACAGGTTTCCGCCGTAAGTGATGCTGATATCCGCATCGCAGTAACGCAGCACAGAACCGCCGACAAGCGTGATCGTGTACAGGTCCGACATGATGAACTGCTTGCCGGTATTGAGGTAATTAATGAGTGCTGTAGATGCGCTTTTCATAGCTTGACGGAGATGAATTCGACTTTTTTATTGGTCCACAAGTTCTGCAGAAATTCTTCAAACTCTGATTCATCCTGCAGGAATCGGCAGCGGTAATAGAAATTACCCGTCCACGTCACAGACGAACCGGCCGGCGGCGCTGAATTCAATGTCACAAGTCCGGTGTTTGGATCGGTAGAACCCGACGCCACGGAACCATTTACATAGACCTGCAATGTGGCGATATTAGGCGCAGTCACCGGCTCAACGTAACCGCCGACAGCCTTGGTCAATTGAAAAATCTTCGTGGTACCGTCGCCGACGGCGATCACTTCGGCGGTGGCCGTGTTGTTGCTTGGATCGGAGTACAGGAAGGTATCGAACTGTCCCTGGCGAGCGTTGAAGAAGCCGATCAGCGTCTGCAGTTCTACATACGCTGGATCAGACCGCAGGAATTCATAGGATAGTTGAAACCGATACAGCGGGTAGCTGTAATACGCCAAGCGAAATTCCCTGCCGCTCGCGGTCTTCTTTACGCCAGTGGACCAAATGGGAACCTTGAGGTTAGACCATTCGACACCTGGCAAAGTAGGGAAAATAGCACTGCTCATCGTTTTCCAGTAAAGGTAAAGTTCCGATTCAGCTTCTTGAGAATGTCCGGCAAATCGCGCAGCTTGATTGTGTCATCCGGCGAACCATGGATATGGATTGTACCTTGGCTACCGCCCCCGTTGTCGGCCATGTTACGGATCACGTCAGCCTGCTTCGCTGGCAGCACCATTTCCTTTTCGTGTAGCTGCGTAACCGGATTCACGCCGGCCGGAATATCGAAGCCGTTGCGCGCCGAAAACGATGCAAAATCTAGAACAGCCGCGCCTGCTTCTGCCGCTGCTGCTGGTGCCAGTTCCGGGCCTACGATTGGAATAGCAGCTGTAGATGCAAACGCGCTCGCTTTAGCCACTAAAGCGGAATCCTTAATCTGAGACAGTGCAGTGACGGCGCTGGCAACTTTCGCTTGAATCATGCCGTAAATCCACTGCGCGGCGACTTTGACGCCAAGGTCAACCACTGAACCCAGGAGCGTACCAAGAATACTTTTGATGCCAGTGGAAAGCGATTCTGTCGCGTTCAGGATTTTTGAAAAGTTGTCAGTGACACTGGTGCCGATACTGTCAAAGACGTTGCGAAAATCCTTCTCACTCTCAATCTGCGCCTTGTTGTTAATGGCCTGCACGTTGGCCAGGTGCTTCGCCTCTAACTCAAGTTTCTGGTCATTGAGCTTCTGGATTTCGACGAGGTTCTTGGTCGGGTCTTTTTTCAGCAGCTCAAGGCGATCTTGCAAAGCCTTTGTCTGGATTCCGTAAAGATCATCCTCGAAAGACTGCTCCAGCGCCAGGCGTTGCTTGTTATTGATCTGGCCTAGCGCAAGCTGTTGGTCAGCCGCTGCCTTTTGCGCATCGACGCCAGCAGTAGCCGATGCCTGCTCAAACGCAATCGACTCTTCCGTCAGCGCCTTGCGGTTCGCGTTGTCCTTTTTGAGGACTGCTAACTCCGCATCGGACGCCTTCTTGCGCACAGCCTGGTAGATGTCAGAACCCTTAGCTAGAACGAGCTTCTGTTGCCAGAAAGCCGCCTCGTCTTCCAGCGACAGCTCTTGCAAATCATGCTCGCGCAGATAGGCCGCTTTCTGTTCGGACAGTTCTGCTTCCCACTGTTTCAAGCGGTCGTCTTTTGCTTTATTGACTGCCCCCGAAGAACTTTTACCGTCTTTACTAGGTGCAGCAGGAGGTTCCTTTGGCTTCTTTGTTGGATCGCCTAGCAAAACTTTGTCGATATCATCTGCGCCTTTTCGGGCAATCTCCACCATCTTATCGGTGGCCTCTTGAAAATTTTTTGCTATTGCATCATCGGTCTCTTTTTGCACCCTTTTTATGCCGGCCCAACCTTCTGTAAAGGCCGCTACAGCAGCTCTACCGACTCCACCGAGACGAATTAAAATTTCATTTACAGATCCAGTTATGAGAACAGCACCTTCCTGTATGCCGATACGAAATGCGATGAATGCAACTTCAATTGTTTTTATGAGGTTGACGAAAATTGAAAGGGGCGTGATGACAGAACCGCTCGGTCCAAATGCGTCATTAAAAATATTAGCTATAGGGATAATCGTCCCTTTTACCGCCTCCAGCAGGGAAAAGACACTATCTTTTAGTGCATCTTGCACAGTAAGATATCCCTGCATGGCGACACGCGTCACTTTTACCGCATCAGGTCCCTGTTCAGAAAACCATTCTCCCAATTGCGCCAAACGAGGCACCAATTCGGAGCCGATTGTGTTGCTGATTCCTTCCATAACCTCATGGACGCCTGCTAAAGCCTTTTTGTATTTACCAAGGTCATCAACGGCCTTTTGACCAACTACCAAATTAAGGTCTTCTGCTCGCTGCCTAGTCTCTTCTGTCTCGCCCTTGAACTTATTTACGAAACCAGAAACCTCCGACCACGAACGGCCGTAAATCTTCAAGCCCTCTACATTTCGGTCTGTCCCTGATTTAAATTCTCGCAGACGATCATTAGTCGCCAGAAGGATATCTTTCGTGCTGAGGAAATTACCGTTGGAGTCACGCGTGGCAACGCCAAGCTTTTTGAAGGAGTCTTCGTTGTTGAGAAGGGCAATGTCTATTTTGTTGGCCGCGTTCTGCACCGTATCGGCAGATACACCAACTGCTGCCAATGCAGATTTGAAATAAGATGCTTCGGTGGCACTGATGCCCAATGCCTTGCCGAGTCCGAGCGCTTCCTGCGTGGAGTCTATGGAGGATTTGACGAACTCTTTGAGTGCAGCGCCGCCAGCTAGGACGGCAGTGAAAGCAGCGAAGCTACCGGATATTTTTTCAAAGACACTGTTCAGTCCTTCAAAATGCTCCTTGATTTCACTGACGCCCTCTTTAACAGCGGCGCTCGCTTCCTTTATCCCTGCTTTCAACGGGTCCGCTGTCGCGGTTATTTCGACTTGTACTTTATCGTCAGCCACTCTGGCCTCCGTCAATAAAGGCCATCAGCGATTGAGCCATATCCTGGGCTTTCACTTTGACCGGTTTTTTCAGCCCGAAATACAGGGCCACGGATATGTGGACTGGTGGGGAGTATTGCCAGTATCGGTTCAGCGCTTCAAGACGAGGGAAATCAATTTCGTGGCGCACCTGGTCGTAGGTCATGCCGGTAGAACAGACCAAGTGCGCATACAGTTCGTCCCAATCTAGCGGCTCTCCCCCTTCGCCTCCCCCGCGGCATCGCCTTTCGATTTCAGGCCTGACGTGTTCATGACGGCCAGCATGACGTCCTGCATGTTGGCGATGTCAACCAGCTCGGCCACTTGGTCGCGTGTCATGTCCGGGTAATTGCGCTTCAGGGAAGCGTGCAGTGCGTCGATCACCACCGACACGTCGCCCAAGCCACCCTTGTAATTCACCAGGCGATCTTGTAGCGCTTCGACCGATGCCAGACTCAGCGGCGGCACAATCAACGTGCTGCCGTCTGCGAAATCAATGGCCGTACCTTTTACTCGCGGTGTCGTCATGTCAGCGTCCTATTAGATGTCGCTCAGCGAGTAGGTCATGATCTGACCGTTTGCAGAGGCGAATGCAGAGAAGTCGAATTCGGGAATCAGGAAGTCATCCTGCTTCGTAGCAAACGACAGCTTGGAGCCGATGCAGTTCGGCAGCGTAATGATCAGATTCTTGCCGTTGTATGGCAAGTTGAAGTCGGCGCGGAACGTCGGCGCGTAGCCCATCGGCAGGTTGATGATGGTGGACTGCACGGCCGTGGTGCTCGTCGCCGTGTACTGAAAGTTGATGAATACCGTGGTGCCGGTATCGGCAGCAGCAAATGTGTAGACGCCAGCCGCGACCGTGTATTGACCAGTCGCAGGCGCGGAGGCCACGCGTTTCAGAGGCAAGCCGTTGGAGTTACGCACGCCTAAGTCTTGGCTCCACGTACCGCTACCAGGAACAGTTGGCGTGACCGAATATGGCGACGAAGGAATCACTGAACCGGTCGTATCGAACACATCGTTGATTACGCCATTGGTCAGAGTCTGGCCGAAGAACAGCGAGTTGAACAGCGATCCGTTGAGCTGCGCGACCTTCGCTTTTCCTTCTACCTTTCCCTTGCCGCGACCGATGGCGACCGCGAATTGCAGGTTACCGGTCAGTTCCTTGGTGTCGAAACTGATGTCCAGCGACACGTCCTGCATGGTGCCGAACTGCACAGGCGAGGGATTGGCGATAGGGTTGCCGTAAGCGTCCGCAGTTGGCGTACCCCACAGTTGGCCGGAGCCGAAAACATATTGAGCCATGATGATCCTTTCAGTTTAAGCGTGGTCTTCGTGGTCGTTCACCACGTCAGCTACCGGCGTGGGCGTGATAGGGATTGCGTTGAGCATCGTGAAACCATTCACGATAGCTACTTCGATGTGCCGTGGTTCTTGGATATCCACGCAGCCATCGGCATCAGCGGTGTACTCGACGCCGCCGATATTGATGCTTTGTTGGCCGCTAGGGCTTTTGAGTTTCATGTCATTCTCCAACGAGGATAGAAATAGGAATAATGGCAACGCCAGTCTGACCCAGCACGCCTTCATCGGTCATGATGGGGCCGTCAATCCAGCAATCCTCGACCTGACCGCTCAGCGTCTGCCGATTCTCAATGCCTGGGTTTGGCGGCGCAAGAGAAAGCTGTACTGCGTCCACCAAGTTGTTAAGCAGCGTGGCCGACAGCACGCCATCTGGTGCCTGCACGTAGATGTAGACCTCGGCATGCATCGTATGCTTCGACGGCAAACGACGGCCAGTCTTGACGACTGCTTCGTCTTTCTGATGCACGTACAGCGCAGGGAACTCAGGGCAATCGGCCCAATGCGCCAGCTTTCGGCTGTACACCTTGACGTTAGGCACAGCCTGAATCAGCGCGAACAAGGCCGCATAGATGTTCTCGCGCACGATCATTTCTTGACCCCTTGCGACACGGCGTTGCGAATCCCGTCAAGGACATCGTTCTTCATTTCAGCCAGCGACGAACGCAGGTAAGACCGTTCAGGAACGTGCATATTGCGCGAGTGCGTATGGACCGTGATCTGGCGCGGCTCTTTCACTTCGCGCCCGAAAGCCTGCGTCATCATGCGCAGATGCTCTCGCACCGTCACCGTGCCGTCAAAGCCATATTCATGGACGCGGGCGTATTTAAGCTCTGCAGCTTCATTGATGCGCGAGCCGACAAAGGCCGACACGTTGCCGCCGCTGTTGTCTGCGCGCCATTGGATCGACGCGGCCAACGTACCGGTACGGCGCTTCAATACCTGGCCGGACAGCTTATTGACGACGACGTAGCTCTGCAAAGAAATCGCCAGGCGTTTTACTTCGGCAATCAACGCTTCGCGCACATTGGGTTCTACGCGACCAATGCGCGCAATGACTGCATCTGTGCCTTTGACGGTGCCGGAAATCATAGAGGTATGACTTTCTTGTAGTTGTTCATCAGCGTAATGACCTGCGCCGGGAAATCCTTCAAGCTGAACGCCGTCGTTTCGCCGGCCAGCGCTTTCGAAGCCATGCCGATGCGATCACGCTCGCGCCAACGCGAACCGACAGTCTCAATACACGCCTGCTCGATTTCAAGCGGCAACGTGGCATAGCCTGCCGTGTATGAAATCAGCACATTGGCCTTACCGCGAGCAAAGGAATAGCCGCCAGCTAGGTAGATATTCCTTTGATCGAACGTGTAGCCTTGGGAGTTGAAAGTCCCATTTGCAACGGGGATAGACACACCATCAATCGTCACAGACGAAACCGAAATCAATGGATAATTTGCGGTCACCATAACGGTTGAAATCCCCGGACCGTTGCGCACCTCGTTGTAAGACGAGACGGCAAAAGTCCGGTTCATCCACTGCTGCATGAATCCGCTGCACGCCGAGATCAGACGAGTCAAGTCAGCGTCGTGGTCGGTCGAACTGATGTTCAACCAGCTTTTGACATTGGCGAGACTCGTCAGATCACCGGCAGCCATCACACGCCTTTCTTGGCGTCGGTGACGGTATCAGCCACAGCAGTTGGCGCGGCAGATTCGGTATCCGCATCATCGCCAACACGCACGAAACCGTGTGCGGCAATCTGCGACGTATCCACATCATCAGACACATTCACACAGCCCTTGCGATTCACGGCAAAAGACTGGCCGCCAATCGAAACGCTGCCGTTGTAGCCTTCCGGTGCTTTGAAAGTTTTCATTTCCACTCTCCAGAAACATGCCCCGCCTTTCGACGGGGCAGACCATCATCAGCCGTTGGCGATGTTCAGGATTGCGCCCATTGCGAACGGTGCGTACACGGCCAGAACCTGCTCCGAATACACGCCGGTCTCGTATTGACGGGTGCGCACAGGCCAGTCGATCTGGTAGTAGTCCTGGCGGGTCTTGACCTCGGCAACGTTCGACACGTTGTTGTTCTGGTACTGGACCGGCAGTTCTTCTGCATACAGCAGGATGGTGCCAGGTGGAACGTTCGGGTGCAGCTTGATCGGGATCATGCGGCCACCGTCCGGGGTGTACGGATTGAAGTAAGCAGCAATCACGCCGCCAGCGGTCAGCTTGTACGGCTGGCCGTTTGCGGTCTGGTTGTTGTACTGCAGCAGCGGCGCATTGCCCGAAGTGGACAGGCATTTCTTGGTGATGTTCTTCAGCTCTTGCGAGTTGACGTACATCACGGTTGCCGACAGTTGGGCATTGTCCCACATGCCCTTCAGCGCGTTGTCGATTTCCACAACGGTACCAGCGCCGGATGCGGTCAGGTAGCTGCCGGTGCCAGCGGTACCGGATGGCAGGTAGTTGACATAGGCGCTCGATGCAGGCAGCAGCGCGGTAGTCAGCAGGCCGTCGAAGGCCAGGCCAGAGTTGCGCGAGCTGTCCTGGGTGACAGCCGAAATGTTCTGCGTGCCGGCGATCAGCGCATTGCTGTACGCCACGCTGTTGATGGTGGTGATCGCTTGCAGGGTTTCATTGCCAGCTGGGCCGATGAACCACGCATAAGCGACAGCGCCGTTGATCGAAGGGACCGAAGCGAACAGGGTATTGCCTGCGCCAACAACTTGGGTGACTTCGGCCGACTTGTTCGACGAGCCGCCGTTCAGCGTGAAGGTATTGCCGTCAGCGCCAGTGATCGACTTGTTGGTGGCCACGCCGTTTGCGACGGAAGATTGCACGTAGCCTTCCACGCTCAGTGCCACGACAATCACGCCGTAGGTAGCGGCAGGCAGCGAGCCGCCAGTACCGGATGCCGAGGTGGTGATGGTGCCAGGCGTACCCAACGCCAACGAGGCATTGCCGCCCAGGATGGCGATCTCTTCCTTCAGGAAGGTTTTTTGCAGCAGGCGAACGGTCATCGTTGCACGCACGTCTTCAAACGTACGGCCGGCGCTCACCGATTCGAAGCTAACTTGATCTTCTTCGCCGATTGTCACGTAGTTGGCTGACTTGGGTGCGGTGTTGTAGCTCATGCGAGCCGAGCGCTGGCCTTCTGGAATCCACGGCATCGAACCGAAGCCCGAACCGTTGATCGCCGTCACCGTGCGCCAGTTGGTGGCAACACCAGTACCACCGCCCACGCGTGGGACGCTGTTCCGCAGTGGCGTCACCACTGGATACAGGTTCTTTGCTGGCGCTTGCAGATCGTAAGCAACCAAGCCATTGGCGGTAGTGATGGATTTCGCAATGTCCTCGCTGCCGCCGCCGCCGAGGATGCCTTTTACCATGTCGATGGTATCTGCAGTAGTGCCACTCATTTAGAGCCTCCGTGTGAAAAAATGATTACCGCGCCAAGCGGAAGCCGCTCGACTGGTGGATTTTCTTAATCTGCATGTGGGCGGTAGCTTCTTCGTCCACGGTGCCGTCCGCTTTCTTGATGATGGTTTCCTCGGCCTGTTCCTTCGCCGAGTTATCCACCACCACGTCTGCGCTCTTTTCGATGGCGGTAGCGCGCAGGGAGACTTTGGACGGCGCTGGTTGCGCTTCCAGTTCCTGTACACGCTTGGCAAGGCCGTCTCGCTCATCGGTCATCTTTTTCAGGTCAGTTTCCAGCTTGGCCATCTTGGCGATGTCAACGCCGCCGTTCAGCTTGGCGACGATGGTGTCAGCCAGGGCTTTCATGTGCGTGCCAATGGTGCCGCGATCATCAAACAGCGCCTTGGAGATTTCCAACTGCTCGACGTGGCCGGTTGCCGCTGCGATGAACGTTTCGACCGTCGCGCCTTCGCCGGTCAGGCCCTTGATGATGTCGGTCTTGGTGTCGGCCATCGCCACGTCAACGGCAACAGTCTGCGTCTTAGGTTGCAACGCAGCCAGCAATTCGCTGGTTTCTTCCTCGGCCATGTCCTTGAAGATTTCCACGCCGTCAGCCAGCCACTTGCGCAGCTGCTCAGGAATCGGCGATTGGTCGCCTTCGTAAGCGGCTTCATACTCAGCACTGCAGGCCAGGTCCGAGATGCAGGAGATGACATTGGCGAAGCTTTGCAGGCTGTACATGCCTTTGCGGACATCGTCCGCAGCGGCAAACTTCTCGGTGTCGTCGGCCGACGGTGGGCCGTCCTTGTCAATCTTGTCCTTCCAGGCTGCGATGATCTTGTCCTTGATCGTCTTCAGCTCGGCATCGCTGTAGTCCTTCTGGTTCTTCGGCATGTTGATGTACGACCATGCCGCACGGATATGCTTTTCCGTGTCGATAGGATAAGCATTGTTCTTGGTGTCGGCGTACTCGACATCGCCGTATGGCTTGTCTTTCCCGCCGTCCTTGCCGTCGTCTTTCTTGGCCTTGGCGATGTCTTCGTTTGCCAGCTCCACGACGCGATCCAGCGAGATATCGCCCTTGTTGACCAGCTCGACCAGCGCGGCCACCGATTCTGGCGAACCTTTTACGTCAAGCTCGGTTTCATCGTCACCGCCGATGTCTTCACCTTTCCACATCGAGATAACCGCCTCGGGATTAGCCGGACGGTCAACGAGGCTGATTTCGGTCAGGCGCATCTTGGAAATGGTGTTCGTGGCCTTGTCGTAGCCACCTGGGAGTTTCTTGCCACCGATTGAAAACCCACGGTAGACGCCTTTTTTAACTTTTTCCCAGGCATTGTCATCAACCACATGAACGCCGATCTGCACGCCACTGTCATCGAAATTGTATTCTTTGACAATGCCAACAGCCGATGGCTGATGCATTTCACGAACATTGGCGAACTTCATGTAATCGTCCCACGCATCCTGAACCGCCGACTTGGTGACAATTTCACCTTGGGAATCCACCGATTCAGTGGATGCGTAGCCGAACACCATGCGCTGTTCGTCGTCTATCTTCTGAATTTCACCATACAGTTTCATGCCAGCTCCTTTTTAGCGTTTTTAGTACGCATTGCTGCGGCGTGGCGCTTAGCTATCCATTCTGGGCGCTGTGGCACACCACGTCGTACAGCACTCATTTTCTTTTTAGTTTCTTCACTGATGGGGCGACCTTTCAATTTAGCGCGAATTCTTTCGCGCATTTCTTCTGGTACAACAGCCCCTTTTCGATACGAATTACCCTTTTTCGAATCCCGTATCTTTTCCTTGAATTCTTGGCTGTGCTTGTAGCCAAGCATATTTATTTTCGTCTCAAGCGTTTTGTTGTAACCAAATTCTCTGTCATTGCTCTTGAAACTCAAAATTGCAGCTTTTTCCATTTCCAGCAAGTAATCTTTGTCATTTGCATAAATGATTACTTCAAAGCTGAAGTTTCCTTTTGCTGAATCATAGCCGGACTGAAGATGTTGATTCTTATGCGTTCCTTTGCGCAACAAGCGACCATGCTCATAGAGGCGCTTCTTCAGATCAAAAGATGATCCGATGTAGATCTTGCCACTTTCCATGCTAGTCAGCTTGTACAGTCCAGAATTCATCAATGCCCCATTAATTTTTTCGATTGTAACATTAATTTATTATCGTAAATTACGATTTTCTACTGTTCTTCGCCCTCGTCGCTTGCTTCCTGGTCTTGGTCTTTGGTTCCTTGATCCAATACCGCAACCACCGAGCACCTACACGCGGGATGCGCGGGGGGTGCCTGTTCGCCACTTGGGAAGTCGTCGTCAAGTGGGATCGCGCCGGCCGCTTCGTTCTTCAGGCATTCGTCAGACACCTTGTCATCTTGCGCCGTTGACCATGCTTTTTTCTGAACAACACCTGATTCTTTGTAGGCGGCTACCTGGCCGGCAGAATCTGCGCGGCGCGTTTCGGTCCTGGCAATCGCTTGCGCACGCTCTGGCGAGAATCCGAAGCTCTCAGCCAGGTTGTCCGCAAGTTCATCCGTCGTCGCGCCTTCGTCAATCGAACTGGCGATAATGCCCTTGAGCATGTCCCGCGTGCTGTCAGTGATAACCCACTGCGCATCGGGATTGTCGACCAGCTCGCCGTTGACCCACTTTTTACCGACCATTTCAGCAGCACGATCCTGCGCCCAGTCAGCAATCGACGGGACTTCCTCGGCGTCCATACTCAACTCGTCGTAGGCCGCTTCAGCGCCATCATTCGCCGCCACGGCCAGCAATGCCGTCATGCTGTCTATCGAATCGTCAAAATTGATATCCAAGTCGCTGGCGATCTGCTGCGCTTTTTTCTTGTTCGCTGCTTTCTGCTCTTCCGTCAGGTCTTCGCCTTCATCTGCCTTTTTCAGCTCGGCCGCCACCTGTCCCGCTACCTGCTTGGACTTCTTGGCGAGGTAATCCGTCCAGAAGTCCGCGATGCGATTTTGAATCTTGACGATGCTCGCCCGGTCTGGATCAATAGGACCGGGCTTTGACTTTTTTGCTTTGGCTACCTCGCCCTTTTCGTCTTGCTTGCCGGCCGCTGGTTTAGCAGCTGGTTTGGGCGGTGCATTGGCTGGCGGCTTTCCGTCTTCAGTAGGGGCAGCGCCTGGCGCACCTTCCTGGCCGACTTCAAGCGATGGCACCAACGCGACAGGCGGCGGCTGCTTGGCGGCGGAAATGCGCTCCAACTGTTCATCCGTCAGCGGCTCAAGGCCAAGATCACCGCGCACCTCGTCAGGAGTGATGACCCCGCCATCCAAATAGATTTTGTGAACATTGGCGCGCTGCAATGGGTCTTGCACCTTTTCATCGGCCCAAGAAAACTGCAGGTCGGTGTAGCCGAAGACGAAACGGATGATGTAATTGATGAGGTTGACGACCCACTGCATGATCGGCGCCAAGCCTTCAGTCAGCGCCGCCTCGCGTGCGGTTTCCGCCGTCGCCCGGTTCATGTGCTGCACGAATGCAGTCGGCTCAATCGAGAAGCAGAAGCAGACGATGCGAGCCAGCCACTCGTCAAAGGCGTCCTTGAGAACGTCTTCCTTAATCATGTGTATATCGAGCTTGCCTGGCACGAATTTCATGTGCCGGCGCTCGGCAGTGTTGCCTTCGTTCAGCGAATCCCACAGTTCCTGGAATTGGCGAATCTGGTCGGGGTTCCAAGTGTCAGGCGTGCCGACAATTGCCTCTGGGATATTGCCCTCAGTGTAGAACTGGAGCTTATGGACGGATCGTCGCAGTGCCGTATTGACCGTAATCAGGATTTGCTCGACCGGCGAGAAGCCGTAGACCTTGTGCGTGCGTGCATTGCGCGGACGATAGATCATTTCTTCGGTCGTGTAATCAGACGCGACGATGCCCTTGATAATCTGCTGGTAGGCGTGATTCGGCGGGATCGGCGTGCGGCCTTGCATATCCAGCAGACGCTTGATGGTGTCGCCGCTGATCGGCTCCAATGCGTATAGCTGTCCGCCAACAGTGCGCCGGACATACAGCGTCGGAGCGTCGATCACGAACATGTCTTCCAGAAGCATGCGCAGCCAGGTATCCCAGTCGTGTTCCCTGTCAGGGAATTGCAAAAAGTCCTGGATTTCCTTGCAGCGTGCGTCAGGGTCTTTGGTGTCGTCAATCGGCGTAATGGCCCATTTGAGCTTCGCCATCTGGTCTTTGCGCGTCTCGATCACGAGGCGCAGGACGTCGCAGGAATCCGCCAGGAAGCGCAATTGCGAGAATGAAACGCCCTCGTCAGAGCGTGGCGTGATAACCCGGTTTGTGCCAACCTGATAATCGAACCGGCGACCGACGATCTGCGCTTCGTCCTGCTTCGGCACCATAACGTCCAGTGGACGATTCGGGCCAAAGATTCCGCTGTCGTATTGATTCTCAGAAATCTCGCCGCTACCGGAAAAAGCGGCAAGAGCGCCTTTCACCGCACCTGCGATGCGCGAGATAATGCCTGCTTCTATCGGCTTTTTCTCTGCCATGTTTAGCCCGCGTAGGTTTTAGCCATAGCGGTATGTCCATCAGACATGGCCGTATGTGCTTTTGCTTTCACACGGGCGGAATATGCCTCGTCGGCGTCTGCATCCTTCGCCACGTCGCTATGCGCAGCGGCAGCGATGTCGTGCGCCTTTGCAGCTTCTACGTGGGAATCCTGGTTATCGTTGGTAGCGGCTTTAACCGTCGCCTTGTTGGCGCGGCCGCTCGCAGCGTTGGCTTTATTCGACGTCATCTTGTCGCCGAATTTGCCGGAAGAGTCACGACCAGCTTTGGCGATGTCGGCCAACGTCTGATTTTTGTTGATGAAATCGGTCAGTCCGGACATAGGTTTCTCGCTGGTAATGGTTTGAGAATGTCGGGATTGTAACATTAATTACGCTGCTTTCTTCGCTTTCATTTCTTCTAGCTGCTTTTGCATCACCTCAATTAAGCCCAACGTGTTGTCGTTCAGTTCGTTGAATGCTTGAGAGCAGGCGTCGATCTGGTCATCATGCTTACCGTTGGGGAAAAGTCGCATTTCATCCTTGAGTGCAGCGTTCCATTCACCGCGCACCATCACGCAATTGCCGATATTGACCTGTGCGGCGAATGGCTCGGCGTTTAGCACCTTATCGCCGCTAACTGGTTTGGCGACCACCGAGAAGCCAGATGCAGAGCGCACCATTGCCGCAGCGTGGTTCTTACCTGCTGCACCAGGGTCTTGCGGAATACGCTGCCGGACGTCGCGACCGTCTTCCTTTGCTTGATTCAGGAACATCTGCTCCATCGCGCCAGGACCGACTTTATCCTTGACGACGTGGGCAATGCACCAGCGGCCATCCGGCATCTTGCCGAGCTTCGCGCCGGCTGTCGGATCGCCGCCACCTTCAGTCGCGCCAAAGTCCCAGCCTCGACACCAGTGCACTCCTACCGGCATAGCATCGATAATTTCGATCTTATCTGGCTTGAATATGTTACCTTCTTTGGTACTAGGACGTTGCTGGTATTGCCCAGCGAAAACTTGCGGCGCGGCTTCTTGCATTAGCTCTAGCACTTCGACCGAGTGTTTCTCAGGCCATAGCGCCTCTTTCGTGCCGTCCGGCTTCTCGATCAGCGCTTCCAGACAAATGTGTTCCCACTTTTCGCCGTTTCCGCCGCCAAGCAACCAGCCTGAAAGGTCATTCTCGTGCAGACGCTGCATGATGACGATAATCGGCGTGTCTGGACTGTTTAGGCGCGACTCAAGAACCTGCTGGAATTGGTTGATAGCGCTCTGCCGGCGCACCTCAGATCGCGCCTCGCCGGCCTTCATTGGGTCGTCGATTAAGAGCGCCCCGGAAAAACCTTCTCGCATCTTGCCCGCACCGAAGCCGGTAATCGTGCCGTCAAAACCCGTCGCATAGACCACGCCGCCATCTGTCGTATGCCAATCACCCTTGGCCGATGAAACTTTCGACAGTTCGACGTGCGGGAATATTTGACGGTATTCGTCAGATTGAACGATGGAGCGGGCACTCGATGCGTTATTCAGTGCCAGGTTAGCCGCATAGGACGTATGAATGAATTCGCAGTCAGGAACTTTACCGAGGCACCATGCGATGAAATTGACGATGACAAGTTCGGTTTTCGAGTACCGTGGAGGAATGTTAATTATCAGTCTTTTAATTTCACCACGGAAAACAGCCATCAGCGCATCGCAGATGATCTTGTGATGCTTGGCGCGTACCCATTTCGACTTCTTGCGCGCCTTGAACATGTAGCGCGTGAAGAAGTAAAAATCCTCCTGGGCCATGCGCTGGGTGACGTATAGCTCTTTGGCGTCCATTAGCATTCCTTCGCTACGGCGGCGGCAATGGCGGCAAACTCGTCTGCCGTTGGCGGTGGCAGCTTCTTCTGTCCTTCGTCGTCCACGTTCTTGATGCGCTCGATGTAATGGCCGGCAGCCTTGCCGCGAGCCACTTCGGCAGCGATTGCAGCCTTGATGTCGCCTCGAGACTTTGCCATGTCGCGCAATACCATCAGTTCGCGCAGGTGTTCTTCCAGATCGCAGGCGACGGTCTTTGCCACTTCGGCCCGGACAAGCTTAATCGCGTCCTGAATCGCGTTCGATCTGAGCATGTGCGATGCGGCAAGCGCAATCGCGTGGTTATCCCGGTCATCGGTGACGTCAAAGGCAAAGCGATACGCATTCGCGCCCTGATTCCCATTGCACAGCCATTCGCGCAGGAACAGGTTTTGCCGCCCTGTTAATCCGGGGAAATATAAGTCACATGTGCCGGAAAACCCGAGCGCCGATGCTTTTACGATAACAGCTCTGCGCTTATCGTCAGGCGCTGAAAACGGCCTCTGGATGATGTCCAGTTCAGCCTTAGCACGCTCCAAAGTCCATTCCTCGACAAGCTCATCTGCGACCATTGGCGCTTCTGCCTGGTCTGCATTGGTGGCTTTTGTTTTAGACTTTGGTTGTTTCATGCTTGCAATTGTAGCATTCTGGTCTAGACGTCCTAGTTTCGCACTACAATATCAATTTTCAAAGCGGCAATACCTTACAGGGGGAAATATGACTGACCGCACAGTGCAATCGCAGGACGGCGCGTCACTTGAGCGCTTGCATGATAATGGAGACGGCACATTTTCACGCGTCGTTTATGTACAAAATCCTGGCGGCGGCGGTGGCGGCGGATCGCTGTCCGATACCATCCTGACCGATGACAGCGGAACGTTCTTCATTGCCCGAGACAGTGGCACCGCGCTGACTTACATCACGCTGAGCGGTTCACCGTACACCCCAAGCACCAACATTCGACCGGCCGATGTGCCGGGCATCGCTCAGCTCCATACAGACAACGGCGCAGATGGTAATGGCATAACCCCGCCGACTGGCGGTGCAGGCATTCGCGGCTGGCTGTCAGGCATCTACAAGGCAATCACCGGTAACGTGACCATTATTGACGCATTTCAAGCGCCAATCGTAACGAACTGGACTTCGGCTACCGCCCAGAATACGGCCGTGACGATGGTGACATCTGGATATGACCTGGTCAACGTCACCATCAATCCTCCAGCAGGCTTGACGGGTGGCGCTATCAGTTTCCAAGTGTACGACGGTGCAGGCTGGATTGCAGTAAAAGCTGCGCGTACCGACTCGTACCTGACTGATTCCACCTTCCAACTGACTAACTCGCCAGGCTTCAAGGCATGGCAAGTTCCTGTTTCAGGCTTCCCCCAGTTCAGGATCATCCTCAGCAGCGCCATCGTTGGCTCTGGTACTGTGGTAGCTACGACCATCGTATCGTCCGCTCCTGACGTCTCCATCGTAACGGCTGGCCTCGATCCTCAATCTCCACTGCCGGCTGGTACGAATGCTCTGGGTAGCGTGATTACCACCAACGGCTATACGCCTTCGTCGGCGGTCATCGGCGCTGGCACGATCACTGCGGCAACTGGCCTGGGAACTGTCACTGCTGCTGCAACGGACTACATCGCAGTCCTGGCAAATCCGACCGCGAACTATCTGTGCTTCCAGAACCAGCACGCCAGCGCTAACATCTGGATCAATCCTCTAGGTCCGGCCTACGCATCGGGATCATATACCGGGCAAAAGATTCCGGCAGGCGGCTCCTTTGTATGGGACGCACGCGTGCCGGTGACGGCGCTTCACGCAGCTAGCGATACCGCTGGCGCTAACTTCTTCGTGCAGGTGGCATAATGGGCGGCGCAATCAATCCAATCAGCTCCGCCAGCTATGGCGTCCTTGAGCTTTATCCAAGCGGAGATACCACCGGCGTCACTGACTTGGCGAACATTCAAACCGCGTTGAACTTGACGGCCCAAGGCGCAAAGATGCGTCTTCGCAAGGGTACAGGTGCCGGTAATTACTACGTCAATGCAGCCATCCAAATGCCTACCAACGGCCATCTCGATTCCGATGCCGGCGTGACAATTCAACTAGTGGGCGGCGTCCTCGGCTTGGCGGGATGCTCTTGGTCGTCTTCGGTGAATCCGACGCAGGTTACCGTGCCGAACGTGGCCGGCATCACGGCCGGTATGCTGGTATCTGATGCAGCGGGTAATCTGGCAGCTGGAACTCCATTTGTTGGTATGCCGTTTGGTGCCAGGATTATCAATATCGTCGGTAACATTCTTTTCCTCTCTGCCAACGTATTGACGACCAATGCCAACGGCACGCTGAATTTCCACGTTACCGACAACGTAATCACCTGCCAGAGCGTCAGCAACTTCTCCATCACTTGCCGCGATGGCTGGCTGAACTTGGACGGCAATTACGCCATCTGCTACCCCTACGATGTGACTTCGCAGGACGGTCTACGCAATGCGCTGTACATGAATCAAGTGAATGACTTCTTAGTAGATGGAGTTTGTGGTCAAAATGCAATTTATCATGGTTTCCAATGTACCGGCCCGAACAGTGGTGCCAAGATCGGTCGTTATCGTGGCTATCACAATGGGTTCAGAGATATCCAGTTGGAATCGGGAAATACTGTCCTGCACGGGACGGTGACGGCTACGACTTCTTCCCCTACCTTGACCGGTGTCGGCACTAAGTTCACGACTGAACTATCACAAGGCGACACTGTTTATAACCTGTCAAATGCACTGATCGGCACCGTGTTGACCATCACTTCTGACACCGTGGCTACTCTGGTAGCAAATGCGGCCGTTGCTGTAACAGCGGCCGCAATACAAAACGCTCGCTCCTTCCGCGACAACCAAATCACGTCAATCGAAGCGAGCTTTAGCGGCTGGCAGGCATTCCGCACTCGGCAAGGTTCTGAGGTCAATGCTGGCGTATTCATCGCCTTTGCGAACAACGTCAATACCCAGGTCGGTAGCATCCGTGTCAAGAATAGCTACGGAAACGGGGTGGCTATTACTGGCGGCATCAATCAGTACCTCACAGGATATCCAACGGCTGTTACAAAACGCTTCCAAGTTGGTCAGATCATCGCCGAGAGCTGCGGCTACGGCGTTGCACTGTATAACGGCCTGAGCAAATCTGAAATTGGCCCGATTAACGCAGCCGGCACTCAGACGTATATTCCAACTGGATGCGATACAGTGTCAGCCTCGTCGTACTTGGTCTACTACGTGGATACGAACGGCACCGAGCATTCGATCAAGGCCCGAGATATCGACTTGCCGACAGGCTCCATTGCGGCGTATGGTATCCAGTTCGGTCAGCGAATCGTCATGTCTGGCGGAACGACAGGGATGAACTTTGATGGTGCCACTATTTGGACTATCACCCCTGGAGGTGGCGCAGGTGGCAAAGACCGCGTGAGCGTGATCTATGAAAATAATGAAGCCAGTGATCCATACACCACCGCAGCAACTAATACATGGGCGCATATCTGGAGCGTCCGTGGTTCTGCGACATTCTGGAGCACCTCTCCCGGAACTGGAACGCCTTTAAAAGACATCAAGATAGCTTCTATTGAATCTCATAACTGCGCTAAAGGAGCGATCCTATGCTCCAATTATTCGACCACTACTTATGACTACCTGGACATCGACATCGGCTTTATAACGGCCGATGGTGGTGTACAGGGCATCAACATTGGCGGCTGGCAGAATTTCTCGTTCGGCGCTCTGCGTCAACGCGACCTTGGCAGCTATAACCCGCATATCAACTCCGCAGGCCAGGACTCGTTTATTAATAACTGCTCCGGTTTTGAGATTCGTAACTTTTCGCATGAGCAGTTCTCGGCTGCTTATACCGATGGCGGCACGCGTCTGAAACTGGATGCAAACTGCCGCGACGGGATTATCTACGCCAAGGGGCTGCTCGCGCCGGCATCGCTGCCCGCCATCCAAGTGCTTACGCCTTCAGGTGCAGGCGCTAATTCGGTAGGATCAACCGGCCCAATCGTCTTGGTCAATCCAACGGGTGCGACGGGCGCGACGTTGACAGTTGCCGCATCGCAAATCAGCAGAGTAGACGCCACGGCCTGCATTATCACGCGGCCGTCTGACTCGCCTTAAGCCTCTCGTGAGACACAAAGCCGCCTACTCTGGCGGCTTTTTTTATCCCTCCGACCCTTCTCTCTGCAGAACTTGGCGCCGCTCTTTCATCATGGCCTCGGCGATAAGGTAGGCTTTCTTGGCGATGAAGACTTCTTCCAAAATGCCGCAACCATCTTCTCGAGCATCAAGTAGTTCGTCCTCCAGCAATACACGCATCGCTTGGCCAGCAAACCGATCACGCGTGGCAATGAAATTGTCGCGGGATATTTTCGCCTGGTGAACCTCCATCGAGTTGCGCATTTCCTCGGTGATCTTGGCGAAATGCTTAGCGAACTCGTCGTCGCCTCCGTTGTTGTCGTTCATTTTTCTTCTCCCATTAAAGATATTTTTTTGTTTAAACCATATTTAATTCTAATTCTTTTTTCAAAAGAACTAAGATTTTTTATATTTTCAAAAGTTTCAATTGCAATGCTTTTCCACATATCACTTTCTTTTGAAAGTTGCTCTATAAGTAATTGATCGCTAACACTTTCATGCGGAGGAAATTCTATCCCTAAAGATTTGCAAATCATTTCCCTCATATTTTCTATTCTATACCTTAAATTCTGTATTTCACTTTTCATTACATCAGCTCTATGCATCCCAGCCGCATAAAATGAAATCCTCCCATTAGTTAGGTCATCATTTAGCCATTCCGTTTTATCAAACCACTCATCCAACTGTATTTCTTCTGGTGACTTTTCTATATTTTCCATGGTGACCTACTTATTTCAACAGTTTATTGATAGCCTTCCCGAACTCACGGTAAGCAGCCTTGCGCACGATGCGCTTGCCGATCTTTCCGCGCTGGATGGCGTTGACATCGCCCAGGAATGACGCGAGGCGGTACAGCAACTGGCGGATTGTCATGATGATGTCCTTTCCACCATGCGAGGAAATTGCACCGCGCAGCCACAATACAGGCACTCGTATTTTGCGAAGCGGAAGGGACGCCATTCACGTACGTCAATCAACAGAGTGTATTCGTCCTCTCTGCCCATGTATCCAACGAAAGCGTACCGGCATTTATGCTTCGTAATGTAGCCTTGGAAGATATCGAACATTTCGGCCTCATATCGGCAGGTAAGCGCTATGCGGATATACCGCGATCAGATCCACCAGGATGACCGGATGCTCGTTGGAGTACTCGAGCATTGGTATCTTCCACTCTGGCGTGTCGGGCGTCGGCGCGATATGGCGTGCAAGGTAGTGCACCATGTATTGCAGTTCAGCAAAAGAGTGCACCTCAGTAACAGTATCTAAGATAGTGTTTTCGGCAATATTCTGCGCAGTGTAGCTGTGGATGATGGCTTCGATTTCAGCGTGGTGCATGATTTTCTCCAAAAGTGACGGACATTTGTTTGTTGAATCAAACATTGTTTCAACACGGTTGATTACGGGTAACTTTCGATCCCTTGGGCATCTGCATAGGCTTGGCCGATGGTATTGGAGCCGGTAAGGCACTCGTGAGGGTGGCCGCGACGGATGAAAAGGAACGGCTTACCATAGTCTGGCGCGTTGACGCGATTGTCTACGCGGCCTTCTTTCAGACCTGGGTGATAGTCGTAGCCCAATGCTTTCAAGACAGCGCGCCGGTACATTGGCGGTACACGGATTTTATTGCGCCGTCCGATCAGGCGAGACACTGCTACCGACGAAACCCAGCCACCAGAAAAGCCCGGGACGTCATTCTCAATGGACTTTTTGATCTCAAGGCCCAGCTGGTACATTTTTTCTGCGAGGTCTTCCATGTTGTTCTCTCGGGCGCGGGCATCCGGTGATGAAATGCCCGCGCTGTTGGTTGCTATTCTGGCTCGACCTGGACGGTAACGCTTTCGGGCAGCATGACGTGGTGCTTTCGCCCGTAGTGTTCCTCGTGCCGTTTCAGAAGCCAATGCAGGAGGTAGAGCCAGAATGGTGGCCGCATGGCTTAGTCCGGCTCGACTGATACGGTGACCGAGCTTGGAGCCTGATACACGGCTGGTGGCGGCGGCGCGGTGGTCGTGACGGTTTGCGTGAACGTGACTGGCGTGCCAAGAACTGCGCCGGCATCGGTCAGGCGCTGCACCACGCCGGTATAGGTGTCATCTGCCAGATTGGAGAAAACGGCGTCAGCGCCATCTGCGACGTCTTGGCGGCCAACTTCATTGCCGGCGGAGTTATGCAGGATGACTTGCAGTGCGCCGGCGACGGTGTTTGCTGGCAGGTCGGCTTGCGTCAGAACGATTTTGACTCGGATTTTCGACATGTTGCTTCCTTTCGTTAAGTGGATAATTTAATTACCTTGCGACAACTTAAACTCTAACGGATAGTTTGTCCCTCCTTCACAGTTACCTTGGCGAGAAATTGTCGCCCGCTTTGGTCATACCCATACAACCTCTCGGTGATGGTGAATACTTCGCCGCCAAGATGATTAAGCTGCTTGTCCGGTGGCGCGAAGTCGATTTGTTTCTCTGTCTTCATTGCGACTGTCCTTTAGCCAGTATTCATTGTCTGGTGTCACATACCCGAGTCTATGGGCATGATGACCTCCTTCCGGGTTCTTCCAGGAGCGCCAGAGGTCGGCAATGACTGGGCGCTCTTTCATGCCTTTTCCTTGTATTGGGCTGGAGGTTCGCAGAGCGAAAATTCTATAATTTCAGCCCTTTTAATGACTTGAACATCTCCAACAAGCTCTGATTCCAAGACACGGATACCGGCACCGCCAAATATATCAAAAAGCATGTCACGGTTGATGCCAGCATCTTTGGAAAACTCAATCGCCAAATTACCGTTTTTGCCGATCACAACTTTACCTATCGGCTTTTCACTTTGGTGTTGCGAAAGTATTGGTAAAAAGAAATTATCTTTCATGGCATGCCCTTTCCTATTTCAGCAGCGGCCCGAACGATGGCGCGGCGCACGGCTTCGCCTTTATCACCCATCCATGAGCAAGTGTTTTCTTCGAACTCGCCGGGAGTAAGTCCGTCATCTCCTGATGTGCTAGCGAAAGACCGTGATTCGCCGAACTCAACGAAAACATCCATGTCTAGCTTCACAGCCAGCCGCAGCGCATCGCCGTCGTCGGTTAGTGGGTTCCATAGGGCGCTATCTGTTTCGCCGTCATTCATACCCACGCCGAAAATCGGATCGTCGATGTACGAAAACACTTTACGGCCTGCAGCCTTCGCCGCCAGCTCCAGAAGCTCTCGATCAGTCATGACTCTTTATCCTTTCTGCAAAATCCCTGACGAACTTTTCGTACCGCTCCTGCTCTTTCTTGTCGCGCTCAGCAAGCATGGCATCCGCTTGTTGATAAGCCCATTTTGCGCGATCCTCGAAACTTGCCATTTCGATGAAAAGTGCTTGCATTGCCAATCCAGCAAATTCATCGCGCAAACGTGGTGCCGGGTTGTATGGAGGAAAAACAGGAGTTGGCAAGGCTTCCCAAGGTTTGGGCTGGATGATTAAATATTCGCGCAAGCGTTTCCAAAAGCCTTTAGTTTCGTCACTATTTTTCATACGATTTTGCTCCCGCGTATCACTTCGTTGGCTTCTTCCTGCGTGATATAACCGGCCCACACGAAATCCACCAGACGCTTGTGCAGCTGATCTTCGGCCTCTTCCTGCGTCGGCGGCACCGAGTACAAAGAACCGCAGTAGTCAAGCATGGCTGACACCTTGCTGAAGCTGGAAGCGATCCACCAGAACAAGACTACACCACAGCAGCCAATTACCAACAGCATGGCGACGACCTCGCCAAAGTTTTCGGGCATCAATTGCGAAACAGTGTGCATTTTCACTTCCCCTTTTCTGGTTCTTCATCAATTTTCTTTTCGATCCACCGGCTACCGCCAAGACGGCGAAGCTTTTCGTAACGCTGGGCAGAAAGACGGATTGATCGGGTTTTTCTTATGGATTCTGGCGGACGCGGCGGACCCTTAGAACCCGGCGGTCGGCCGCGCTTTTTCTTGTCGGTCATGAATCACTCGCACAGATCAAGGAATTCAACTCCTGGGGATTTCAGTTCGATCAGAGCGTCAAGGCCAATCTGTGCTGCTTCTTTTAGGACTTCAAGCCTAGCAGCGGCGGCGGCGTAGGCGGCGTAGGCGTAGGCGGCGGCGGCGTAGGCGGCGGCGGCGTAGGCGGCGGCGGCGTAGGCGGCGTCGGCGGCGGCGGCGGCGGCGTAGGCGGCGTAGGCGGCGGCGGCGTAGGCGGCGTAGGCGTCGGCGGCGGCGGCGGCGTAGGCGTCGGCGGCGGCGGCGTCGGCGGCGGCGGCACGA